GCCAATATTTGTGTTTTAGGCAACTTTCCCTGCTTTCGGATTCTTGGCAAGGAGGGCAGCCATAAGGTCTTTTCTGAACCCATCATCACCCTTGTAGGTGTCGTAGATGACATCATCGGCACTTCGGGTAGGAGGGATGTTACATATATGTTCAGTCTTTCCCTCGGGTGTCTTCCATGCCCACTCCTTCGCCCCTGAGACAATAAGCCCCATGTCAACAGCTTTTTGTATGGACTGTCTGGCGTTCAGCTCTACATCGGCATTGACCATCTTAAAGAATTTCTCCGGACCATCCTTTGATCTGTGTACCTTACCGTCAAGGATAACCCTCACCTGTGAGATCGTTAGCTCATCAACATTTTTCACGAAATAGGCTTTTGCCACCAACCGGAGTCTTTCTTCCGATAAACCCGTTTCTTTGTTATAGAGGAGCGTAGCAAGTTTATTATCAGTCTCTTTTCTTGCTGCTTTCTTTTCAGCTTCAGATACAAGGTCTTCGAAGACAAACTTAACTCTCCTTCCCTCATTATCTCCACCCTGGCAGAAAGTAGATTTTCTCAAAAGGAAATATATCAGTTCAATATCGGTGCGTTCCAAGTATCGCGCACCATTATACCTGAATTTTTTAGGAAGGTACTGTTTCCTCCCACGGTCATCCGTTACTACCTGTTCTGCATATCTCCATACCTCCGTTCCTTTGTCTGTCTTAACGGTAGCTTTAAGATCAAAGGAGATGGAATTTGGTTTATCAGGAAGTCTATTATGCTTCAATCGGCTTTCTACAATACGTTCCGATGGATACACAACTTTAACGGGGAATTTATTATGGAAATATTTTTCAATCTCCTCAATCTCTAGCTTTGCCTTGCTGAGATCATAGATTACATCATTCTTGTATAACATAGCATATTGGTTTTAAAGGAAATGGGAAGCCCCCTATTGGAGCCTCCCTGTCCTGTGATTACTTATCCTAAGTCTCCATGAGGATAAACTGATTACCTCCACGGAAATGAGCTCCTACGTGGCATCTCTGATACGTGTGTCTCTTATCAAACTCAGTGACCTTTAAGCCTTCTCCGGCACCACCTACCTGCCAAACCTCCATTCTCCTGGAATACTTCCCAAGAGCACGATACCTTGTTCCTATGGAATCAACCATATTACCGGATACAGGATCTTTCTTTCTGTTGATTGGCATCCATACTCCGAGTGTGGGTGCTTCATAGCCGTCTGCCCCTGCGAGCTTCTTGTTATTGAAGGAACCCAGCCTTTTCATAAGGAATGTCCTTTCAGACTTGGTTAGATAAGTGAAGTTCACTGATGCTCCAAGAGCCTCGTTCTTATTGAAAAGAACATCATTAGTTGTCTGCTTTGCAAACGAGATGTTGGTGTTTGCAAAATAGGTTTTCAATGAGTCCTCAATGTTCTGATGAAGCGTTATCCCTAACAGTCCGAGGATGTAGTTGCCTGCAAACTCCCTGTCAAGGGTGTTGTCCATCTCATTGAACTCATCTACATCAAAGGCACCTGCAGCGTATGACTGCTCATTTCCTACTCTCCTTGTGTAAGGTATGAGACCTTCAGTTGTCTTGATAACCCTGTTCTCATTGTCGTCATCAATAACTCCTGTTATGTTAGTGGTCTGCTTACCCCACATGAGCGCACCATCAATACGAAGTGCCATGCGGTAGTCAATGTCAATTTGTCCTTTGAAATAGAACGCTGGTATGGATTGTCCTTTTGTGGTCACATCAAACCATGTCTGATTAACCATCTCCGTTCCGGTGTATCCAATGGTCTCTTTGATGATCTGTGCACAGTTGGAATATTCCCATGTCCCTGAAACGGCACCCTGCGGCTGTCCTGATCCTTCCGAAAAAGCATTGGACACTATTACCAGTTCCTCACCTGCTGTGAGAGCGGGGAAACGGTCTGTTGACTCGTTTGGTTCAACCGTTATTTCTGGTGCTGTGGCATCTGTAGTATCATCAATATCGACAACAATACCTGTTACCTCATTTGGGAAAAGCATCTGGTCAAATTTCCTGAGATAGAAGTTATTGTTAGCGTCAAGGTCTGTAGTGTCAAGAACGAATACAATGGGTTCTCCCTGTGCGGGTTGTGCCACAATCTCTCTTGAATGGACGATCTCATGAATATGGTTTTCTTCGAAGTGACCATACGTGTCGTTTGCAACTGGCTTCTCAAATCCCATGGACCTAGCCAACTGGAAAAAAGAAGCTCCCTGATCCCCATATCTGCTAAAAAGCGAATTGAGGTATTCCGGCTTATGGATATCAAAGCCTGAAACTATGTCAGAGGCATATATTTGAGCAATAGCATCTGGATTCATTTTGTTATTTTTTAGATGTTGTTAATACTATTAAAATACATTGCCTCTTGTGATTACTGTTTTTTGTTACCCGTCAAGTTCTGCCTGATATGCTTTCTCTCTTTTGACCTCATCGGACTCTGGCTCTCCCGAAAGATCGGGGGTGTCAGTGTTCTTAGATGATGGATTATGGTATGCCTTCAAGAACTCCTCGTCTGTCATACTCCGTACACGTTCTGCTACAACCTGTATGATGTCTTCAAAATAGGTTTCCTTGATCTTATAGTACATCTGAGTGCCTACTGCGGTTACATTTTCTTTATTAACTTCCATCTGGTTGCTAACAATGTAATCCATGGTGTCGCTCAGTAATGACTTTTTTGCGTCCTCTGGCAAAGCAAAGTTCACAATAGGGTCTGTTGCACCTTTGGCACGAATCGGTAATTGGGCAAATTCGCCAATCATCGCTTCGCCTACCTTCGTCCATGCGGTCTTATGCTGAGTTTCAATCTCAGGTGTCCACTTGACTTCTCCTGCAGGAGTTTCCTCTGCAGGTGCTTCCGGCATTTTGATCTTACCTTTAAGGTCTGTGAGTTTCGCCTTTGCTTTCGCTCCCTCTGCGGTCACGCCAATAAGGTTTACCTCATAATCAGCTTTATTTTGGTCAAGCTGCTCTTGGGTGAGATCGCCAGCCTCTACCTTTTTAGGATCAATTTTTGAAGGGTCCACACTGAATTTCGTCTCGAAATATCTGCGTACCTGTGGCTCCTTCCCTGCCAATGAGGGGTTTTCAACGACATGTTGTAAGACTAATGCATCCATGGGTTCCATGTTTGCGACATCCGATACATGTAGTTTATTAAAAACACCTGCATCTTTGATCCCCGTCTCACGTACAAACTCATTCATCATGGCAATATCATCATTTGCAAACTGATGTTTTGGCTTTGCCTTAACGAGTGCGTCAAGTTCCTGGTTCTTCTGTCTCAGAATCTCCAGTTCCTTTAGTGCTCCGGGTATATTTGCTTTTTTAACATCCTCGACTGTCTTATACTGCTCTCCGAACATCTCGTTCAGCATGGTAGTTCTGATAGCCTCTGGATTGGGTACGTCTTTTTTATCTTCGGTTTTTATGTCCTCCGGCTTTTTTTCATCCGGTGGCTTATCGTCCGGTGGTTTATCATCCGGTTTCTTTTCATCAGGAATAGTAACTTCACCTCCCTGCTTTGTAATTTGTTCTGCGATTTTTGCCGAATCGATACCCTCTATATTCATAAGGGCTTCTATTTCTTCATCTCTGCCATCTTGTCTTTTTGCCATAGCTTTAATTTATTTTGGTTTAACAAAGGTAAGTAAATTTATTATGCTGATACTGATGCCTCACTTTTTACTGTCTCTGACACAATCCCAAGGGTGCTCTCTAATTGAAGCAGTGATTTCTTCCTTACTAGTTCTTTCTCTGCAAATTCATTATCAATCTCTTTCTTAGCCTTATAAAGCCTTATCCCCTCATTTGTTTTGTTCTTTTCTTCTGCAATAGCGTTCTTCGATTTTTGCTCATTTCCCTTTTGTTCTCTTTCGGCATCAAGCCTCATGTTTTCTCTTTGTAGGGTAAGTTGCTTTTCTTTATTCTTTTTGCTCTTATAGTTGAGGTATGCTTCTGCATATTTTAGGTTCCCACTCTCGAGAAGTCTTTCTATCATCAGAAAATCGGGTAATTCGATACCAATAATACCATCTCTGTCGGGGTTCATGGCTTTGATTGCAGCCTCTTTAATAGCTTCTTTCCTCTTATCGGTAGGTTTAGCCTCGTATTTGATGTAATAATCAGCATCAACAACATCTGCACCTACACTTATCACCTGCACTCCTATCCTGCCTATTACTGGCATATATCCCTTGTATGCCTCTTTATTATGCTTTATAAGCAGTTGTAGCCTGAGTGATATATTCTTTGCTGTCCTCTCTTTGAGGTTAAGATAGGCACTATAAATCGGTCTGAGAGCATTGTTTGTTGCGGCCATGGCTATCTCTGATCCTCCTACTGACTGTTCTGGGTTGGGGTCTGATGCATCTGCGATCTTATTTATCCCTGTGAGCTCCCTGATAGCATTGGTGTTGAACTCAAATAGTGTGATGAACTCGCTCAATTGACTTCCTAATCCCCCCTCTAGTTCCTGTATTGGACGTGACGTTGCGGTGTTTGGGTTCCCTACATGGGTTGTGGCTTTCCAGATAAGATTACCTGTCTGTGTCCTTATTTTAAGAAGTTCCAATGGTTGCATTTTATTTTTCCCAATAGTCATATTACTGAGAGAAGTAAACTCAATGGCAATACCTGGAGGTGCTGCCATAGCAATGGCATTTTGTAGTTTATAGAAGGCGAGTGCCATCTGGTCAAGGTGATTCTCCGAAAGGCTTACAAGTGACCTATAAGGCAGTTTATAGAGATGATATGACAATTCAACTTCTTTCTTCCCCGGTCTTGGCACATCATATTGCAGTCCGAAGTCATAAGTATAGTCAGTGCCTATTATCCACTTGCATTTATAAACAACTTTGATGTCGTATTTATCTGTCTTCTTACTGTCAGAGTTGTGAACCTTCCCCCATTTCTCTTCATATAGTAATTTAGAACCATATTTTGTAGTGCGGCTAGTCATATACCTGCTGTTTACTGACATCCACTCAGCATCCATGACATCTACAAGGAACCCATCGTAATTACCTATCTGTGTCTGTTCGTTATAAGTAAATTCATTAAGTGCCACGTTACCACCACTACCATTATAGCTTCTTGCAAGTTCCAGCAACACCGATTCTTCAATCTCCGGATTAAGTTTACGGAGGTCTGAGATAAGCACCTGTATAATCTCACCTCCATATTCCATGTTTTTATGATCCCAATGTTTTGAATATTGACCTACGAATACGGCAGGGTCAACATATCTTGCTCTTACCTTTGAGGTGTATGGGTCAACATAGTCTTTCGTCCCTGCACAGTTTATGACACAAAAATCCCTGATAATCTTCTTCTTAATCTCTTTCCATGCTGATATGTAGAATGTGTAGTCTAGTCCCTGCTCTATCTCCGTCTCTTTTGCCAACTTAAACCCTCCTGCTCCCTCATATAGATTCAACTCCTCCATCGTCTCGGGAACATACTCATTTGATCTGTCAACACCAAGCCCCTGTTCGATGTACTGTATGGCTTCCCTGTACTTCATGCGATATTCCATGTCTAACTTGGCATCTTCCCTCTCATCGGTGCTAGAGGGGTCAACGGCTGTGGCTATCACCTGATGATCGGTTTGCTCCATCATGCCTTCCACCACACGAAGGAATTTAGGCATAACAGAATACACCTCCCAACTGATGTTCATATATCCGGTGAGGTCTGAACCATCTTCGCTTGCATCTAAGAGTATTTTTTGATATTTGAGGGGGCTCTGCCGGCCATCGGCAAGAGCTCTGAGGGCTTGTATCTCTGCTACCTGACTGTATGGGATGGCTGTCCTGCCTGATTTCCATCGGGCATACATGGCTTCACACCACTTCTTACCCCACTCTTCGGTCTTGTCCTTTGGATTTATCTGATCTCTTGGGAAGGGGTAGTTCCCAGAACCGTATTTTACAAGCGATAATGCCATCTCTCAGAAATATTTTGAACAAAGTTACTAATTTCTTATTGGACTATATGTACGCCTGCGTAGAAAATCATCAAGCACAAATTCTTGTTCATTGAGTTTCTGCACGGTGTCATATATGCCACGAGTGCCAAGTAGCGCATATCCTCCGGCAGTAAATAAGTCATAATTAGTCATATCCTCCGGCCCATCAATATCCCTGCACTCCTCCAATACTTCAATGTGCGTCTCTTCGTCAGCCTCGTTCTCTATCCATGTCATGTACTCTGTGAAGATGTCCTGTTTAACCTTATTAGCTGTCTCTCCCGGGGTGTTGTTGATACGCATGGTTTTCGGGTCTATACGGTAAAGCAAAAACCCTCCATATCCTCTCTCATCAAAATAATCCCAGAGGAAAGGATAGTCTATCTCAGGGAACATAGGCACACCAAAATAGAGGCACATCATAAGCATATCTTCTCCATAGATATCTTTATCAAAAGTCCTCTGAGCATATATGCAGACAAATTTACGCTTCATACGGAAGTCACCATCCCTTAGTTGCCCTTTGCGGATGACTGCTCCTCCTCCCTTTGATTTGCGATTGCCCTCTGTCTTGTTAAACTTAAATGGGTCGCCTCCTGCTACTCCCCAATATGAGTTACCAGGCTTCCATAGCCCCTCATCATCACTCCATACCTTCTTATTGGATTCCGAGTCGTTAAGCTGATGACTTACCTTAAACTTACCCTGTGGATTTTCAACAAAGATCACCTTTGAGTCTCTTATATTTTCTTTCCATACAAAGTTCCCCGTTACTATCGCCTGTTTGGAGAAGGTCAGTTCGTCAATATAGTTCTCCAATTTGTTCATGTTAAACCCTGATGATTTCGCTGCTGTGCGGAAACACTCTGCAAACCGGATAGGGTAAAGCCTGATGTTCTCTGATAACGCTTCCTGATCTTCTGCATCAATATATCCTTTTCTGGTGTTGAGCAAAAATTCCCTTGCTCCTATGTCTCTTTTTATGTACTCGGACTGCTGTTGTGTCGGGGTGTCGATGACACTCATCCCATATTCATCAATAAAACCCTGTAACCCATCATAGGCGGGAATGAAAAGCACTGCTAATCCTGATCGTGTTTGTCCATTGGGGTTGCGCTCGTAATAATCGCTCATCTTACACTGATGCTTAAAGGCACGTCCTCCTCCTTTCTCCATCTCCCCTACCGTGGATGTTTTGATGGTATAACCTACAATGTCACCTCCCATTACAAGACATTCCTTTACTACGGTGTGCCTGTCCCAACAGGAGAGTCCTTTTTTCAGCTTCCCTACCTCATCGTCATGATGGAAGTACAACTTATCACCGTCATAGGCAGATGGATCGGCTATCTCATAGTTAATACCCGATTCAAGCCCTAGGTCAGATGTTGACAATGACCCCTTTGAAGAGAGCCTTTTTGCCGGAGGAGAGAAGGATAGTTCTGTCTTGGGAGATGTTGAGCCTTCATAGTTAGGCTTAAAGAAGAACGGCAGTTTTTTCCATGGTGCTACGAGGTGTCTCAGGAAACATTTGCGGGACTGCGTATCATTCATGGACTGAATGCCACCGAAAGCACCCATTGTCCTGCTTATGATCTCGTAACTGATGCATTCAGCCTTATATGTAGCACCCTCCCTTCTGTGCTTGGGGTAGTTGAAGCCAAAGAACACCCTTCGAGCAAAATCAATAAATTCATACTCACCCTTTGCGTTCCTGGTAGCAATGCCCTTCTGGTTACATCGTGGAGAAATAGTCTCGGTAAATATTTTTCGTGCAAAGAGAAAGAATCGCCTGTCCCTATCCCTGTACTTTGGCAGTCCGACATCAATGCTCCACCATCCGCAATAGAAATAATGCCATCCATCAATGTATGTAGGCACACCGTTGTTGTAAAACCAGTATCCGTTAAGCCTCCTGTCCCATTGTGTCCTGATAAAAGCTATTTCTTCTTCGTAGATGTCCTGATGTGCTTCAAGAGCCTCCCATATCTCATCAAGGGTCTCATACCTTGAATGTAGTTCTTTTATCCTTTTGGGTAGCCTCGGGGGATGCCACTTCTGTTCCCGGGCAGGCAGTCCAAAATTATCTACTAAGTGTGGCTCTGGAGGCACGGGGAGGGCTATCTCTATCGGGATAAGGTCTTTGTCGTCAATGTTCACCCATACACTCTTTTGAGCATCCTCGTATTGTGATAATATCTGAGGATCAACTTCTCTGTGGTACCGTTTTAATAGGGCTAAATGATTCATATTCCCCCAATTAATTATGCACGAAAAGCGGCTTCGGTATATGAACAATTCTTAGCCTTCTTCGTCTGCAATAATTTGCACAATCTTCTGCATATCTCCCATCTGCGGATAGATGTATATGATTAAACCCGACCCTTCTAGCCACATCCAACTTCACAATGAATGAACCCATATCAATATGATTTTCTTTTACCTCAGAAATAAATAAATTATATTTCTCATAAGAATGCACGGTGTTGCAATAAACAAATCCCACAAATTCATTCCTGCACTCATTCATAAAAATTCTTATAAAATCAGGAACATAATAATTATCATCATTCGTAATAAGAACATAGTCCCTGTGGTTTAATGATAATTGTTTTAAAGCTATTTTTCGATTTGGATGCCCCCACGCTCCATTTACTGTTGGTGTTTCATAATATTGTATGCGAGCATCATCATACGAATCTATAACATCTTTAACTTCTTTTGGCGCGGGTCCATCATGAATAATATGAATCTGCCATTGTGGACAGCTTTGTATTAAAATACAATCAATCATAATTCTTAATGGCACTGCACGTTGATACGCGGCAATTATAATATGAAGGATACGAGGACGTATCATATTACTTTTATTAATCGTGTATTTGCATTTTTAAAATCATCATCAAAATCTTCCGGTGTCCTGCCCATGTGCCAACCCCAATTATTAGCAATATTCTCCTCGCTCTGTCTGCAATGTAACTCCTCATACCTATCTATAACATAATTTAAAGATAGATATTTAAAGTGCATAGCTATAATACCGGATTTAACATCCAAAATATATTCTCCCTCCGGTCTGGCAAAATGACAGCCTGGCTCATAATTAATATTTTTTATCTTATCTGGACGAAATAAAAACATCTTACTCCTGAGTTCTATCCCCATATTAACCTCATCATAGATTTGTCCCTGAGTGGTAGGAAATACATTAGAAAACATTTCAAACATGAAGGGCAGGATAACTGTCCCCTTAGACCGTTCAAGGGCAAGTTCTAATCTTTTGTGATAAACTATCTCATCCACGTCAGCGACAATAACCCAATCTGCACCCGACTCTTTCCAGCAATCATTCTTTAAATTTATAAGGATGTCTTCTCTATATTTACCATCAGTATTAAATTCTATAATATTCGCTCCAAATTGCTTTGCTATATTTACAGAATTATCTGTTGATCGGTTATCAAAGACAGTAACACTCCCATATTGGGAATAATGCCTGAGAAAATAAGGTAACATTTTTTCTTCGTTGTAACAAAATGTAAAGGTTTCTATTTTCATATCCTTGGTATTACAATTTTAATTAATCTATCAAAATCCGCACCTACCTGCTCTGGTGTTCGCAATAAGTGGGTGCCAAGTTTTAAGTCTCTGTTCTGTTGACTCATCCTTGCTCCTGAGTTTACAGTTCTATCAATCGTATATTCCCTACCGAGATGCTTCATGTGAAGTGTTTTTATTGGGCCTTTCCTCTCAATGACTACGTTACCCTGTGGTATTGCCAGATGACATCCTGGGATATAATTCATCTCAGTTATTTGATCGGGACGAATAAGATTCATCTTAGGCCATGTCTCATGTCCAAGTTTCACCTCATCATAGATTTGCCCCTGAGTGGTAGGGAAGTGATCAATAAACATATCGAACATATCTGGCTCAATGACTGTGGCTTGAATTTTCCCTAGATGTGCTATCAGATCAGGACAATAAATAAACTCATCCATGTCTATGACAATACACCAATCTGCCTTCGATCCTCGCCAGCAATGTTCTTTTATCTGGAGATTAGTCATGTCGTCAAACTGACCACAAGTGTCGAACAGTCTTATTTCGGCCCCTTCTGATTGCGCTATCTCTACTGAATGATCAGTGGAGTAATTGTCATAAACGATAATCTTCCCATACTGAGAATAATGTCTCAGGAAATACGGAAGAATCTTTTCTTCGTTATAACAGACCGCATAGACCTCTATTCTCATTTTCTTCTTTTAAAAATCTTCCTTAAAAAATTCAAAAACGCTGCTAGATTTGGTGTTGCGCCAGTTGCCCTTACTTCATTGTCTTTAGTTTTCATGTCATATTTATTAATGAGAGCCAAAATCCTTTCTCCATTATTTCCTGATAATATGGTATCAATCCAAGGTGTTTCACATCATTCCATGTTATTTCACATGAAGGCCAAGTCTCTTGACTCTTAAATTTATCTTTGTTATAAAAATAATCGTGCGCCATAATTACACAGTCCTTCTTTAGATGAGGGGCAAGAGACTGTACTTCTTTTATCTTATTCCCATTATCACAAAGTATTAACGTCCGTGGTTTAATCAGGTTTATGATAAAACCCATATTCAAGAAAATATCCATCTGGCAAAAAATCATGTTCCACGGGAGATATTCTGTCTTTATATCCCGTCTCTGATCGAAAGTTATGAAGTCGAAATTATTATCTATTTCTTTTCTCAGATCATAAATGATATTCGTAAGCCGTCCCGTCATCGTGCCAAGTTCGATTATTCTATCAGGGATCATTGCAATCTTGAAATACTCCCAAAATATATCCTCTATTGTTGATATTTGTAACATTACTTCTGTCCTGTATTCCAAGTTGTAGCCTGATCTCCGGTATGTACACAATAGTCATCTGGCAATACTGCCGCCCTATAACCACGTCTGAAATATTCCTCCCCGATTTTGCATTCTCTTAATGCTAGAAAATCATCTTTAGTTGACCATTGCGCCCAGGGTGCTATCTCTTTATAAACCCGCATACTCCTTATCCCTGGATGAAAAGTAAAACCATGCCAGAGATTATCCATTCCAGCAATAGAAGCATATCTATATTCAACTCCCCCCGTTATTTGTACCTCTGAATCGACAGGTTGATTATGGATGTTTGATATCCATGTCTGCATCACTAAATGATTATTATTAACTGGTAGTAGAGCAAGTTCAATAAATCCTGGCTTAATAAACTCCCAATCATCCTCTGTATGAAATACAAAGGGTGTTTTAACCATTGAATAGGCTCTATCGATACTATCAATTAATCCCATATTTACCCCATTGAGCAAAAGAGTATAATTAGGATAGAGATCACAAAGTACTTTATGCATCTCTTTATTTGCAGAATCTTCTACAATGATAAATTCTTCAATAGGATAGGTATTCATTGCATTAAAACTCTCGATAGTTCTTTTAAGAAGTTCTATCCTATTACATGATGTTAATACTACGCTTACTGTTGATTCCATATTCTATTTTTTTTACAAAATTTTATAATATTATCATCATAAATGGTACACTTTTCATTGATTGCATCAAACCATGATAATGGACGTGGAGGTGTATTTGGATTACCTGTTCCTCTGGCAACTTTCTTTAGCCATTCCTCATGGGATTTCGTGAAATAATGATTAACTCTACATATTTGATTCGGAGAATCAGTAACCGGCCCCTGAAATGGTGCTTTCGCTTCGTTAACAGCAGTTCGGGTATATTCTCCTCTATGTGGGTCAGAGATTCCTGTGCAATACTGAGTATTGATAATAGATTTTATCCACATTCGTTCATCAGGTTCTCTCCATACATAATTATCAGTAACCTTCCCTTCTGGTTTTGTTTCATGTCCTGAACTACCAAAGGTTGTCCACGGTAAGCCAAGTGATCCAAATTCTTCATAATCCTTCAATAACTTCTTAATGTCTTTGTGTTGAAGCAGAACAATAAACTCATCCACATCAACCATCGCCATCCAATATGCCGGATGACTTTTAAGTGTATCCTGATTGAGATAAGTAGGTAAAAATAATGAATCCCTATCTATCCTGATGACAGAAACCTTATCTCCCCAGATATTATGAACTGGAATGATGCTACGATGATCATACATCACAATATGCTCAAATCCTATGGCAAGGTGATATTTTACCCATTCGTCCAAATAGTCGCCATCGTCTCGGACGTAAGTGCTAATTATTGCGTAATATCTCATCCTGATATTGTTTTTCAAGTTCGATTATTCCTTTATTTCTTTCTTTAATAAACCATAATGGGTTTCCTCCCCATATCTCCCATGAAGGAATACTTCTTTTTACAAAACTCATTGCCCCTATCGCTGCACCTTCATTAATCTCGAGTCCTTGCATGATGACTGTGCCGGAACCTATCTGCACAAATTTTCTCAAATACACTGGTGCTCCAATAACGTGAGTGTATTTATCAGGTGTCATAGGACTTATCATAAAGTCTCCTCCAAAATCATCCGTTGCACTGAATATAGTACATCTGGGTGACAGCCCGGTGTAATCCTCCATTGTAATACCATACTTGCCATATAGACCGCAATATGCTCCGATATGAATATTCTTTCCAAGCGTTATGCTTCCTGATAGCACACAGAAATCATCAATACGCACATTATTGCCTATTGATATGTCTGTTCCATAAATAGAACACTTATCGGAAATTAATATATTTTCCCCAACTGATTTTAATCCAAGACTACTTACTTCATCTTTTGTTAGAAATCCCATCTGTATATATTTTAAATTTACTTAAATCTGGATATGGCAATTCAATATCTGGCATGTCTTTTTTTGTCCCGTCTAAGTTATAAAATTGTTGGATTAAAAGTAGTCCAAATTCTGCTATTATTGGATTCATATAAAAATTCCATCCAAGTTGTGTAAAATTATCTTCGTGATAATCACATTCATTTCTTCCACTAAATCTTGCTTTTTTAAACCATTCGTAAGCATCTTTATTGTCTGTGAGAATACACCCTCCCTTCCCAAGTTTTAAATGTTTATAAGGGCCCGTGAAGGAGCAACACATAAATGTATCTGGCCTATACATATTAGCCGTGAACCTTAATGCAGAATCCCATACCCGTGTACTCATTAACCAATAAGCTCCCTTAATTGTCTTATGGGGTACTTGATAGAATAAAACCTCCCCCCCTGCATGAATTATCTCACATGGCACGCTCATATATGTTCTACATGGAATCCCTACTTTCTTTCCTTTGATATTGTCATACGTTAAGGCAAGGAATAAAGCATTGCTCTCATTGTCCACGCAAGCACAATACGGAGCACCAGTATAGTCTGCTATTCTTTCTTCAAAAGCCTTAGTTACATCATGAGGTTTCATTGGAATATATAATTCAAATCATCACTAATGCAATCCTCTGATGAGGTGCTTTCATCCCTGAACTCATGCAATCGTTCTCCTTCACGAAGTCCCGTTAGCCTTATTAAAGTATCGATATTCCCATATCGCTTGGCAAATTCATTTGCAATATCAATCATCCTGAATGACTTCATCTGTATGATTCTTATACCAACCTCATCTTTGCTCTCCCAGATGTAATTAATAAGTTCTTGGGGATGTATGAAAAAGCGAGTCATCTTATCTGATGTAAGGTTAATGCAATTGCTCTTGTTGATCTGTTCTTTCCATATAGGTAGAACTGAGCCTGTTGACCAAAGGACATTGCCTGATCGGATACTTAAAAATCCAGCTTTCGTTACCATGTCTTCAGCCAGTGATTTTGTCTTGCCATACACATTGTCGGGATTAATGGCTTTGTCAGAACTCATATTAACCAGTTTAACACTATGATGTAAGCAGGCATATACTACATTCATTGTGCCAACTACATTATCCCTGGCAGCCTCCATTGGTTGTTGTTCGCAAATATTAACATGCTTTAGTGCCGCAAAATGAAAGACATAATCCATGCCTTTACAAGCATTAAGAATAGCGGGATAATTACAAATATCACCAATCACATAGTTATACTTCGGATGTTTCGCTTTCATCCTTACCTGTTGTGCTTCATTACGTGAAAAAATGGTTACATTTTCACCTACTCTCTCGGCTAGCTTACTGCCGATAAATCCTGTTCCTCCTGTTATAAGTACTTTCATTTTAGTTGGTTTTTATATTCAATTAAAAAAACATCGCGTCCTGGTTCTACAAATTCCTTAGAATATGCTTTTCTGTCCTTACACATACATATCCACTGCTCTGCTGCAAATCTATCATTTTTATCTAGGGTGTCAATCTTTGGTAATCGGTAGATATAATCCCTCCTAAACCACCAGAAGTTACCTGAGAAATGGTCTGGTGACTTACAGAAATTTACCGATGACACATCATAGCCTGTCGATACACGGTCATAATGCTCTCTCCAACGATTAATTACGCTTTCGTTGATCCATGCCCTCCAATGATTTATTATCGTCTCAAACGGTCTCGTTATAGACTTGGTGTGGAAATAGAAGCCTACGTGTGGTGTGATGTCTGCCTCAATCAGTTTTAATGTAGGGAACTCATACTCCATGGGGTTCTCGGAGAAATATTTGATTTTTAGTTTCGGATAAAGATTGACTACCACCTTTTCAAGTAATGCCTTTTCTGCGGGAGACCCTATACACCCGATGCTTATCTCATCACAGGCATCGTAAAGCCCTGATGTCAATAAAATTCGCATCTGATCTGTAATTACGGAATAGTAATGATTTACCATATAAATGTGCCAATAGCCGAGAATTTTCATGTTGTTTCTTTTTTGGGTGTCTCCTCATCCCTTACTTTCTTTGCGAAGTCCTCCGGTCTGAGTGCCAGTCTCTCGTTTTCCATGTATCGGAGTATTTCATCTTTTAGATAGGGGTTGTTGTCCTCATTCAATATCTCCATTAGATTGTCTTCCAGTTCATCCCTTAGTTCTGCAAGTTTTGTGATGCTCTTGGAGTCTCCTGACTGTATCTCCAACATGAGATTGCTATAAGCAGCCTCAATGCTCACCTGATAACTGTATTTGTAATTACGATGCATCCTGACGTACTGCACTACCTTTTTGTTGACAATACCATTCTTTCCCTTTAGGATATCCTCAATAGGGCTTTCAAATACTCCTCCCTCAACAACTTCAAACCCTACGTCATGGGCCACCTCAATCTTTCTTTTAAGCACATCGGAATACTTTCTTCTGTATGGACTATGCTTATCGTACATCAGGAGTATGTAGAGGTGTACCTTGTTGTTGTCGATGTCTTCTCCTGCACTTGCTCTAAACTCTTTTATCTTACCAAGTTCCTTGTAGAATTGTGTCACAGATACTCCCTCCGGTATCTTCTCGGGGTTGAACATCATATTGACGTACTCTTTGCTATGGAATTGCCCTAGTCTCATAAATCAAGTTTTTGTTGGATATTATCATATTCCGTTTTTTCATTGGACCATATACCTTCTTTAAATTGTCCCGTTCTAATATTTTGATCTACAAACGGAATAAAATTTAACCAATCAGCCCCTATGTGTTCACATACAATTGTTTGACCAATTCTTGATTTACACCATTCTGCTAAATGGGAATAATCTATTTGCTTATTATTGCACCTATAAACATGCCCTCCTATTTTATAAGGAGGATCAATAAACCAAGAAGCGTTTTCATTTTCAATACTTTCATATGAGCCTAATCGTATATTCCAATGTTTAATTTTCCATAATTGAGATGCTATTTTATTCAACGCATAGTTTTGATGATTTGGCCTATCTCTTAATCTGATTGTTGCTAAATGACGGGGTTCATAAAATCCAAATCCTATTGTAAATCCTATCAATAAACGCTGTTCCTCACAATCATAAGTATAATTATTAATATTTTCGCCGGCTTTAAATCTCGGTAGAGATAATATATCTTGGGGGGAGCATTTTTGCAACCATTGCCAAATTTTAATTATAACATCGTATTTATCAACAATCAAAATATCTCGGTCAAAATATCTCAAAGCATAACGAGCGGTACCGCAAAAGGGCTCAATTATCTTATCGTGCTTTGGTGCAGGATAAAATTTAACTATATTCGTTTTTGCTCCGTAATAGCTCCACATAACTTTAAATTTTAGCCAGTATAAATCTTCTCTGCACCCTCACAAGCCCTTTTCCGCTATTAACCTTCTGATGGAGCTCGTATTGGAGAGGGATGTCTGTTATCCGTCGTAAAACGACTGTATCGCCTACCTCAACATCCACACCATCATCGGTATTAAACTCATCGACATATTCTCTGTTGGGTGCGCTGAGATACCTCACAACACCGAATGACACGTTCACATTGGATTTATTGTTGAGTGTCACCAGTTCCATCCCAAGTGCCTCCAACCTCTTTTTCTTAGCTGTGACAAACGGATCATCGCATGGCTCAATAAGACAGTAACCATTAAGGGACTTCACAAAACCATCACCATAAACAGCGAAAATGTTCTGGTATTCGGTAAAAATATACCTATCGTTTCCCTCGAGTATGTATCGCTTGCTCTCTCTGGCTAGTGCGTTTATCACCGACATGTAGTATATGATGACGTGATCACCAAACTTTAGATCCATGGTTGTCAGCCATGGCATACCCTTATTTCCCTCGCCACAATAACTCAGGTGTGATGGTAAACCGTAAACCTCTCCCGTTACCGTGGCATTTTTTTCTGGCTCATAGGTGTTATCAACGTACAACTCCACTCCATTCTTCAACTTTATCGAATCATTCTCGGGGTCGAGTTTTATCATCACATAGTTATTGAGGCATCTTTTATAGTCCATCACTTCAATTATTAGTTAATTATTCTCTTAAGATTCCATAAGTCAGTTTTATTGACCTGTAAATCAAATATCCCATGTCCTGTTTCCCTTGTGTCAATACATAGGCGATTAGTATTAAAGTCATTATCGTGCGGCTCTTTTCTTGATAGCTCACCAAAACACATTTTCTCTTGTGAGTGTATTTTGAATTTACAGTCCTTGTGAGGACACCACATCGGTCTATTCATATCACTTTTTCTCCTTTGCCTTTTCTGCTCTTTTGCCATAATCCCGGGCGTAGATACATATCGTCTTGCCGTCTATCTCTTCCCATCGGATAAGACCTTCTCGTTCCATCTTCTCAAACCTGGCTTTCATAGCACGTTTATCTGCCCTGGTGCTTCTCTGCCAGAGAGGAATCTCGTTGACATGCATAGAAATCCTCTGTCCATGGTACGTAACGACAGTATATTCCTTTGCAACCTCGGTAGCTTTCACCCTTATGGGTTTTTCTTTTGGAGGCTTCGATATGGGTTTTTCCCAAAGCCAGTACCGGAGCCACAGCCAAAATCTCTTTAGAAGGAAGGCAATACCTTTCATTGCGTCTGGGGTTTTGCTTTTATGGAAGCAAGGTGAGTAGCCAGTTCTGAGGATAGTTTCGAAACAGATACTTTTTTCTGCAATCCTCTTTTTATCCGTAGCACAATGTCTTGTGCCTGTGCAGATGTTACCGGATCCATTTTCTCTTGTCTAACTCTTTTTGCCATGATGTGATAGTTTAATTATGGTGATGTCAAAATTATGAAAATTTTTTAAATAAGCATTTTCCCCAGATATCCTGCGAGATATCCAAGTGGTTCAATAGTGCCCCCTAAATGGCAGAACTCTTTTATTCGATCCTCTAAGTGTCTTTTTTCATGACAGAGGATATTTATTCGCTGTTTCTTTGAGGTCATCCGGTATAAAATTAAAATACTCTCCTTTCGGTTGGAATGATAAAAATGATCTCCTCCATTCACCCTGGATAAATTTGTTTTGACGTAATCTAAATCATCTTTTGACACCCCAATTGATAATAGCTGTTTTTTTACTTTTTTAAAATCTTTAACTGAGTTCGTTTCCATGAGAGTTACCTTCCACTCATAAATATCTACTTTGAATTTTTTAATCTTCATTTATTATAGTTTTAAATCTACAAATGCAAAACCTCCCCAACTCAGTAGGGAGGTCGCTACATTAAACAAGAAAAGCATTTGGCTATCGGCATTAGCCAACAACAAAGATAGACAATATTTGCTTCCTGTTCTCATTTTTTTATTCGTTAATACTAAATTTATACGTGTTAATTTTTTTACAATTAGCTGCTATAATAATTGGATTTGCCCATTCACGTTGAAATAAATTCCATTTTCTTTCTTTCAATACAACACCATCTTTATCTTGATAACGCATTGCAAAAGGGAAAAATCCTGCCCTAATTGTTTGATTAATTCTTTTTTCTGCTTTTTCAATAGTATCTTTTGGATATCCAATCAAAACATAAGCTCTAGCCTTCCTGTTCTCCAAAGTGATATTTGCTTCTTTAAACATTTTCCCAGCTTCAATCAGTGGTTCATAATCATCAAGTGTGTCGTAGGCACAAAACAGTTCTTTAAGCCTAATGGATGTAAATAAATCAATATGCCATTGTTTTAATATCTTTGCTTCAATACCACCGCTAAATATTGCAGGTTGTTTTTGGTTTCTTAACATTTCAAAAACATCTTTTATGTGTTGATCAGAACAAGCAAGTAAATTATCATCAATTACGTTCCATCCGGACTTTATTTTTAATTCTTTTAATTCAGATTCTCTTTTCCATACTGAACAAAACCAACATTTGTTTGGGCATCCTCTTGAAGTAATTGTATATCCTTCTTTAATATACATACCCGGTTCAAATTCTCCACCAACTTCATTAAATGCTGGTCCTCCAATCTTAACAGGAGCAACACCCTTCCATCCCTGATATAATTTTTCTGCGATTGGAATATCCCATGTAAAAGCCACAGATATATGAATCTGATCCGCTACATCAAAAAGATCAGGCATGCGATTAATAATTACATTCTCATCAATTGGTGTTGCTTTTGTCTTTCTTGGGAATATTCTTAACACTTTCATGCTTCATATTCTTTAAGTAATTTTAAAGATGCGATCATTTGAATGGTGTCTCCACTCGCTATTGCCTTTTCAGCACGGGTAATATCCCTTTGTATCATTACGGATGTGAACATACCCGCATTTTTGGGCAGTGAACGATATTCTGTAATCATTTCCCTTGCTCGATTCATTTCTTCGAGTAATCCTTCCATTAAATTTTTTACTTCTGCCATTTTTTATTTTTTAGGTAATAATTTGAAGGTTATTTTATTCTTATAGATTTTTTCTACACGAAGTCTGCTTCCTCTGACTTCAACTATTTCCCCAACTCTGAAAACTAAGGAATTTTCTTTCCCCATTTGCTCGTTGAACTTTTCTGTTGAGATAGATTCAAATCGTCCTAGTGTGTTGTCCATAATTTTAATTTTAAGTGATTATTTAGGTAATTCAATATTATCAAGATATGGATGATCTTCTTCGTTCTTAGGTACATTTGCAAAATCTATGTCATTATAACTTTCTTGTTTTTCACCTTCTGGATTTTTGTTTTTTAAAAAAATTAAAACTTCTTCTAAGTTATCTGTTATAAGTTTTATGTTATCTGTTAACTGTTTATATACTGGGTACAGTAGAGGGGTAGGTAGAGTAACCACTTGGAGGGTAGGTTGAGGGGTAGGTTGAGGTACAGTAGCGTCACCACCTGAGGTGCTTTTTAGTACCACTAATTTAAACAGAGGTGACTTCCATTCATTTGCTCCCTTCTTGTATTCAATCAACTCCCACGTAACCATATCGTTAACACATGCATAATATGTTTTTTTATTGCCTATGCACGAGCCTGTCATTGCTGTATCCATAGGACATTTAAACCATTCTGCCCAATTACATCTATTATTTTGATTAACGAGAAACAAGTATAAGCTGATATGTTGTGGGGTTATTCTCAAATCGGCACTATTAAACACCCAAGAATAGAACGCTTTTATCTGTTCAAACCCATTAATTCTATATTGATTTACCTGTGTACTCATTTACAAACAACTTGTAAAAATTTGACAAAAAAATTATTTTATTTTGAAAAATGATTTATTGAGTAGCTTTTTCTGTTCCACCCTTCCATCCTTAACCATGTTATAGATTGTTTTCTTGCTGGTGACGCTTAATAACTCCATCAGCCTTTCGATTGACACATACTGTACTCCGCTTATTGTAACTACATCCATCATGTAATTTTTAATTAAAAAATGATCCCCGGCAAAATAAACCTAACCTAAAGTGTATTATGAAAAAACTAATCTATTAACCTGATCAATGAAAAGAATGAACCGGGGATCAAAAGGTCTTTATCCCATAGACTTTACATCCTCCGTAGAGCCCCTGCTTGATTTCTTCGCACTTATATTAGCCTTATATAAATTGCGCACACGATCAAGGGCTACATCTATCTCGTCTTCATCAAAGAGTTCTGTTTTTGAATCATAAACGGAGTCTGAGTTTTTTGCTGAAGGGGTGTATATACTATATCTCAAGACACATCCTCCATTGTCAGCAGGTTCAATATTTATACTCTGGATTTCCTGCATAGATTTCAACTTAATTTCTTTTAGTTCCATGACAAATAGTATTTTAAATTATTATTCAAAGATACACATTATTTTAAATCTTGTTATCCCGGCAGAACTTATCAAGCCTAGTGAATAAATTTCTATCCTGATAGAAGAGTGTGAGGCGTACCTTCGCCATCATGCCCTGATCCTTCTTTACCGTGCCCCAGAGATGTATGTAACGTGGTTTTGTCAGATCTAATCCTTTATTTATCTGCATGGCATCTTTAGCCATTACCTCTACTTTTCTTCTCAGGTGGTGTTTTTTTATAAGTGATGATAGGAAGTATTGCTCATGGAAGAGATTTTGGTGTATGAGCATCTCATGAAACTTTTTAAAGAAGAGAATCTGGTTCTCCGGTGCAAAAATATACTTCTCACTACATGCTTTCCACTCGGGGAAGATACTTAGGTCATTTCCCCCACATATACCACAGTTATAAGCATAATCATACACAGGGTTATCTACAATGGCTTGTGGTTTAACAGGGGCAGCCCTGAAGCATGGTTTTAACTGTTTATAATATTTATATCCATCCAGGTTAAACGGCTCTTGTGATTGAAAGCATAGGTGTGCGTTAAGGATTCTTTTTGGAAGGGGATTCCATATAAAAACGTCATTATCGACATGAACAAACGGCTCTTTTTGTTCGTTATAAGCTATCAGTTTGCCGTAAGCCCAAAAGAAACGGGACACCTTCTTCATCTTATCGAGGGCGGTAGAATAACTTGTGACGGGAAATTTTAGTTTTTTAAATATATCCACGCCCCATGAGGTAGAAACAATCTGCACCTCGGGGAAATTTCTCGAGGCACAGAATGTTGCCAGGGCTGTTGTGAAAAGGAAGTCGCTATATTTTGTGAATCCACATTTATTGCCGAAGGATTCATCTGTGTTAAAGTATGAAAACACTGCTTTTCTTATCATAAGTAGAGGATGTTACCGTTCGTTGAACATATCCTCGTTGACGGCTACCTTGTTGGTGCAGTCCCATAGTCCTCCGATCACATCACCATAATAGGTGCCTGTGGTGCCTGTTTCTCCACTGCAAAGGACTTCCTTCGCTGTCTCAAACCGCCAGTTCCATTCACATTCCGATATAGTGCCTGTACGACAATCCCACTGGTCATGTCTTTGCTTACCCTCTTTCTTGGGGTAGTTAACAGGGTCCGGCTTCTCGTTTACCCTGCACTGAAGTGATACACATGTATCAACATATCCGTTTGCCATAATGTTTTGTTTTTGAAATGGTTATACTCACTAATTACTTACTCACTCACTATTCAGTCTCACCATCGCCTGCATCAACGATCCCCGAGAGGGCGTGTTGTAGTAAAGCAAAGTTTTCTTCACTTATGTTGATGGTCTGTTCAAAGTTCTCGAAGTGTTGCATCACTTCTTTGTTACCGTCTTTTTTAGTCACACGGTACTTTATTTTTACGTTTGCTATAACATTTGCCATGGTAGTAGAGTTTAGATAGAAGGTTCGGTGTAGAAGGATTTAATAATCCCATAATAGGTTCCTGCAGCGCTGACACCTCTCACCCGGTAAAAATACTTGGTGTTGGGGGTTAGTCCTATCATGTCTTTATGAATAGACTGGTTGGTAGTTCCCGTAACAGGTGTCTCATCACATGTCACCCATGCTCCAAGAGTAGGGTTGACGGTGCTATATTCAAATCGCACCACCGTAGATTCATCGTGGGGATTGACATGGGCACGGAAGGTTGCTATGGTATCAGTTATATCGGTTGCCTCATCTGTGACTACCGTAGGGGGAATAACTGTTGTATCCACCCTGTACCCATGCTCCAGAACGAGCAGAGCATGTTCTATACGTGTTTCCATCTCATCAGTGGGTATTTCCACCTCCTGCACGTCTATGATGGTCTTTCTTTGCGCCCCCTCTCTTCCGGGACGCTGGTCAGCATCTCCCTTGTCTTTCAATAAAGTACTCAGGACATTTAACCGTGTTTTGACATTAACATCTTTTACTGTTGCCATTGTTTATTAAAGGTTAAATTTGACAATTATACGATGCCAAAGTTATGTTATTTTTTAATTAAAGACAAATTCTTCTATTGCTTTAAAGATTTGGTATGGTACATAAGGATTAACTGAGTTACCTAATGCCTTTATTTTGTCCATCCTATGGGGAACCCTTGCATTACTTCCGCAAAGTTCGGATGCAACTTCAATCCAGTTTCGTAACCAATTTGCATGCCCGGTCTGTCTCTCCTGTTCCTTTTGCCTACTTGATAAGCCATTCCGGGAGTATCCTTGTAATCCCTTGCTGATAATGTCGTTATTGATTTCAATTTCCCTGTCAGGGTTAATGTTTTCGATCTCGTCTTGTCCCCGTTGCTGTATTGATAGTTTCCTGATTCCTGACTTCTTAATGTCGGCAGGGATCTTTGAATTTGGCTTGACACACCCAAACTGCTTGTTTTCCCATTCTTGTATTTTCTTCTTGCCGTTCCGTTTTTTGTTATCACTATTTCTGTTTCGTCCTTGCACCATCTTTCTGTTGCTGTCAGAGTAAGCAATGATCCAGACCCGATCCCTTTTGTCCCATGCTCCGATGCTCGCAGATGGAATAATAAACGGCTGGACTTCATAGCCTTCACTTTCCAGCGAAGCACATATATCTTCGAGTGCCAGTTCGATGATTCCAGGAACGTTTTCACCAACAACCCAAGGGGGCTGTATTTCCCGTATAACTCGTAACATTTCCGGCCAGAGCCAGCGAGGATCATCTTTGCCTCTTTGCTTCCCGGCAACACTGAACCCCTGGCAGGGAAACCCGCCTGTGAGAATGTCAATGATTCCCCGATATTCTGTTCCGTCAAATTCTTTGATGTCTCCATATCTTTTTATGTTTGGGAAATTCTTTATTAACTTAGTATTACAAAATGGATCATTTTCGACTTGGAATATATTCTCCCATCCAATCCATTCGGCAGCCAGATCAAAACCACCAATTCCGGTGAAAAGACTTGCATGTTTAAAATTCATTCTTTTTTTCTTAACAGTGCGTACACATCTTTATTTTTATCATCATCAACGGGGAGGGAGGCTATGCGGAAGATCATCTTACGTGGCATATCTTCGTTTGCCAGGTGACGGTTGCACTCCCATGTCTTTTGTATAACATGACGTGCTAGTTCACAGCTATTGAACACCGCACCACCACCATAAGCCCTGCGGAGACACCACCCGTCAGTGTCATCGCGCATGATGAAGAAGTCCGATTCCGTATGCTCATCCGTATCGACAAACACCGACACCGAGGAAAATTCGTTATTTATGATGTCATAGAGGCCTAGCTGCCGTACCGTGTTTCTACTCAGATGGATCTCTCCCTTGTGGTAAAAACTGATTGTAGCCACCCCCCGCGTGTTACGTGGCGATATAAACTTGCTCTTACTCAGCTTCTCAATATGCATGGGATTAAGAAATGTAGTGTTTCAACAGGGTTTCTATAGCCTCAATCTTTTCTTGCAGGGATTTTCTCTCTTCAATTAGCATGTCAACCATTTGTCCTGTACTCAGGCGTGTGGATTCTTCTTTCTGAGTAGGAACGGGTGTTATGCGGTCAGTCACTTCCGGCATATAAGAAATTCCTTCCTTTTCAGGCAGCACCTTTCCGTGCTTCACACCGTACTCCTGTAAGCCCTGACCGCTATTGACCCATGCCAATGCCTTCTCCCATGGCATGTTACCGACTTTGTCCCAATAGTGCTTATTAAATAAACAAGATACCTGTGCGGAAGTAATACCAACACAGTTCCCTGCTTCTTTCTTTGACAGGTGTTCTTTCTTTAATGCCAGAAGAAACTTGTCTGCCGTAGCTTGTTTTGCAATGTCATTCATAGTTTTTCTTGTTTTAAATTAATATATAACTCATTTACCGTCCTCCCGGTTGTCAAAATCACCAAAATGCTCAATAACACGCTCATCGTCTTCAATCTCATCGGGATTGTGGTTGGTAATAAATTTTTTATTCGCATCCCATTTTTTAGTAACTTCCGGTGCTTGCATCTGCCCCAATTCGTCATCGTACAGAAAACTTTTCTTACCACCATCGTATGATTCTTTCGTCACAGGAGTAAATTTAATGTCTGACTCCAATCCTTCTTTACCCAACATTGATTTAGGGATACCCAGGCTACTCCTGAGTTTTTCAAATCTATATTGCGCATCAGCCCGCGCGTCAACTGCCGATTGCTCAGATTCCGTTAGTTCTGAGGATATGGGCTTAATTTCACCCTGTGACACGTTCTCAGAGGAGACATTCTCCACATCAGGTTCCATTACCGTAATCTTAATTTCTTTTTTCATATCCAATAATTATTATAGGTTTAATAACGACTGCCACCAGATACATAACGCACAAAACTGTCCATACCACCCCTACCTCTCCTCGCAAGACTCTGACGACCCTTCTCTATATCATTAGTGAATAACTTCAATATTACGGTCTCACCATTGTCATAATAACACCTGCCCTTCCTCGTAAATACCCACATCAATGTATTATAGTCTATGCCCGTCTTTTCACTCAATATACGCTTATTAGTACAACCCCCTACCACCACACCCTCATTCTCACTACCTAGCTTATAATGATGGAAAATAAACAGCTCTTTGCTGCTTAATCTTATGTCCCTACGCCTTTTTACCATATCTACTATGCTATTTTCACCACCGAGAATAGAACCCTTACAGTTCCTATGTGGTGTAAAATTACACATTACTTTTTAATAAACAACAAAATTTACAATTTATTTTTCCTAAGTGTGTATGGGCTTGCAGTCAATATATAGTTTTTTGCGATCCAAAAGTTTTCCGAAATGCAAAACCCGAACCCGCCCCCATCAATCCAAAGGTTCCAACATCTTTTGGGATCAAATAAAGCACGTTTTAAGCCTGTTACAAGAAGGAAAGCGCATTTATAAATCTGATCAGTGGGGTAGGGGAGGCCCTGACTAATGCAAATCGCTAGGGCTCTGCATCCAAGGGGAAATATTCTATTTGACATAATAATAGTTATAGGCAAAATAGGGGCTGTGCTGCTTGCCTCATTCAATGGGCTGTTGAGGACTGCTGCTTTTTTCTATTTGACATAATGTTATCTTTGGAAGTGGATTAACTCACCAATTAAATGTAGCAAATGACTAATAACATGTATTGTAAACCGATTAGTTTTGTAACTTTGTACTGATAATTAAACAAGTTACGGCAATAATAACTAATAATCGGCATTATGAATGATCTGTCTTCCTCTCCTTCTCTCTCTCCTGATCTATTGAAGATGTATAATTCTTTAAGTGATGTTAATAAACAAATCTTTGTTAAGGTGTTTAAATATCTTTGGGGTGTGGTGTGCCCTCTGTCCCGTTTCGTTAGGCATGGCGGTATATTGCACTCGTTCTGGGCTGTTGATCAGATCCGCGATAAATACGGCCTGAATGATACCAGGCTGGTCCTGTTGTCTTATTTATACCAGGTCAGCAATGCAGGAAAGAAAGTCGTTCACACTGATACAATTTATAATGGCATGATTCTACCTAATATTATTGAATCAACTAAGCGCAGGGAGTTATTTAAACTTAAACATGATGGATATATTAACAGGACCCGGCGGGATCCTTCCCGGCTTCATTATGTCTCTGGCTTCTCTCCGGGTAATGCCTTTATTATTCTCTTACCTTCTGGGGTGTCACTGATTGAGAAGTTTGAGAAGGAGTTATATAATTTGCTCCTGCAATCATCTCTTAATGATCTGACAGGGGCAAATAAAAAGCCCTGATATATATTTCACCTTCAATCAGAGCTCAATAATAGCTTTTAACTATCGGGGCATGTCTCTTCCCTCCTTCCTTATAATTCTTTACTTTCTCTTTTGGTGCTATTTATATTATCAGGCTCTTAAAGTCTCTTAAATCTCTTTATTTGGTGTTTATTTCTTCTCTTTTACTGCTTTATTATACAGTGGTATTAATTCATCTTGCATTGTGTGAAGCTCGCTCCCTGTCATTTTCATCAGGTCCTTTAATGGTGTTTGCTCTATTTCTGCCTTTCCTTGCATTGTCTGAATGTTTATAATTGATCCCATCAATGCGGGGCATTCGTTTGCTGTTTGTTGTTCTATTGTTTTCATTGTCTTGTATGTTTTATTGGTTAGTACTCTTTACTTGGTGTCAGTCTATTGACTTGTTAATATCATCAATTAGCTGGTCCGTTTCCTTCTCTCGCTCTTCTGACATCTTCCCGGCAAATAGATTGCGATATAGCCGGATGTTATTAGCTGCCCTATTTAGTAAGTCATTTTTTACACTGCATACATTATGGAGCCGCCTTATTTCTTGCGTCTTCTGTCTCACTAGATAATTTATATGATCTGTTTCGTAGCTCATTGTCTCAGGTTTTAATTATTAACTAATCTGGTGTACTTCTCAACCAACCGGCTTAACTCGTCCTCGGTGTATCCGTTTACCCTCTTGCCGGTGTCCTCGGCTCTCTTTAGCATCCTCTGAAGCCCTTCTAAATTAGCTCTGTATTGCTTTTTTATCTGTTCAGGTGTGCAATTATATAAAATTGCTTGCTGGTGTCTTGTCATTAACTGGCTCATAGTTCTATTTACTTTCAACATTAATGCAAATAACTGTTTCCCCTTTGTATTCAAAAGTTTCGCGATCAATAGCGAGAAAATTATTCTCTTCTATGTAATCCTTTGCTGCAACCCCATTGTAAAAGGTCCGACCATTTACCTTGTAGATTTTTTTCTCTGGTGTCTTCATATCTCTATTATTATAAGGTTATAGAACTAATCAGCATCAGGGCCAGCATCAGGGCCAGTGCAAACAGCGTAAAAAAGGCGCGTTCTGTCCTGTCCTCTTTGGTTGTTAAATCGTTGTTTCTCATTGCTTTATGTTTTTGGTTTGTGTTTTTCGTTTCATTATCAGTAACAAAGATAAACATTATTTTGATATAAACAAACATTTATTATTATATTTTTCTATTATTTTATTTGTTTTATTCATTTCTTTGTTTTATCTTTGTCCTGTATTATTTAATTATTCACTAATAAATCAAATGTTATGAAATCAATTAATTGTAAAGTAGAACAGTTTGAAGGTCGCAACGGATCGGTTAAAAATCAATTCCGTATTTTTACTAATAAAGGCTGTTTCTTTCAGTCTTACAGCTCTATTATCGCATTTAAACCAATTACTGGCAAAATTCAGTTAGATGTTTATAAATGGGACTATTCCGTGACTCCCGGGAAATATCGGAACCAGTTTTTGAATGAGACTAAAAAAGAGACGGAAGCCAAAATCAAAAACGGGACATATTTACTAACTGATCTTAATAAGTAGTATCATGACGATTTACGAAATAAAGGAAAGGACACAAGGCACAGCCCCGTATTTTTTCACACGTGACACCCTGAAATTTTTCCATCAGACAATGGCCAGTTTTAAAGTTAAGAAACAAGCTGACGGCAGATATTTTATAACTGCCCCAATGAAGGACCACACCGGGCGTATTGTTGGTCATACTGAAAGATATTTCAATCCTGAAACAAATAAACTCGATAACGAATAGTTTTTTATTGGTGTTTTCTGGTTAGCCCTGCGCCCCGCTTATCTTATCAGGGGGTGCAGGGGTACCGGAAAGAACCACAAATTTAAAAGATATGATTAAACGCATTCTAAAGCACAATTTAGCCCCTTTCATCCTTATTCCTGCCTCTGCCCTCTATTGGGTGTTGTTATGGCTCCTGGGGATGCTATTGGGTGCTATGTGATAATATTTACATTGGGTACAACAGTAATAATTTAATTTGATAATATTAACCAAAAACACACAAAATGGCACAAGAAGAAAGAGCAACCGTAAAACTTCAATATGGCACGTATAAAGCTGAAGTTATTGTCTATTGCACTGAAAATGATGAGCAAGAGCAAATAATTGCCCGTGCATGGGGACAAGTCAAGGAATGGTTAACCTTACCAATGGCATATAGCAGCGCAAAAATAATTGAACGGAAAAAATGGTCAGACTATGAGTAATATCCCATACACCAGCAAAGAGATGCAGGACAAGTTTATTGTGTGCTTCGTCCTGCTATCCGGCAAACGTCCGGCCCTGGACTGTGTTCGCCATGCCACGGGACCGCATAAAGGCTTGCCCGTACTATATAAGTCAATAGCTCATGCAAGTTTTGATAAGCATTTTGACCCGAAATGGGATGATGTTATACCTGCAGCAGAGTATTTTGAGCGGGTGTCGTCACAAGAAAATAAAGTTACCAAACCAAATAAAGCAGAATTATGAAACACACAAAAGGAAATTGGTATGTAAATCCATTGAAAGGAAAGAAGTACGAAAATAAATTTTATGTGCTTACAGACGGAGTTCCCTGCGATAAATGCGGAAAAGGGGGAGATCACAGACATATTTGCGTTACGCTTGAGTCAGCAGTTGGATTAGAACAAGCAAGAGCCAATGCAAAACTCATTGCAGCAGCACCGGACTTGCTTGAAGCTATTCAGCCCTTAATAAATGCGTGTGCTGCAATGATAGAGGGCGAATGGGCTAAAGACCCTGATAAAGATGAAGACATAATTAATGCAAAAGCCGCCGTTAAAAAAGCCTCAGAGTAATGCCACAGTACACCCTCTTTGGAGAAAAAGATAAAGTAAAAGAAATCTCAAAACTATTTCAATAATTATGAAAAAAGTAATTCATTTACAGACACAAAACACCGAAGGAGGAAATATCTCTCTTATCAAACAAATAGGATGGGTGTCCCTTACCTTCGATAACACAAAGATCACTATTGATGCTTATAAGGGTGGTGGCTATTCTGCCGAGCCCCGGGAAGACTGTTTTATGGAGATTGTTGACGAAAAGGAGGTTTTCAATCTTACAGCCGAACAACTGCTCCGGGTGATACGCTTTTATGTAGCATACAGCACCGATAAGGATGCGATTCCGCACACCAAAAACAAATTCCATTACATAGCGCGTGATGCGATCAAGAAGCCTTAAAACGCCTTAAAACTTGCATTTTTAAAAAAGACCTATCTTTGCATAATTATGGAGACACAGACACGCAATAAAATGAAGCAGATGAAAGTCATATATAACAGTGATGTGGCTGTCCTGGACTTCCTTGCTGACCTGCAGGACCCTAACGCTATCCGTAACTTACAGCAGTTAGTAGATGAGCTTGCGGGGAGATCGGGAACGCTATTGCTCAACTGCCCTCTGGATGGCTTGGTTGTGCTCATTCTGCATAAATCACCGTTTGGCTTTAATGATGATGGTAATAACCTGATACTATATGCAGATAACACCCTGCGTGGGCTTATTAAGTACTTCAAAAATCAGTTAGACCATACTTCAGAAGATCATGGAGATATTTACCGGGCCTTGGATGACATCACTCGGCAGCTATATTTCTCATGGTGTAATGAAGAAGATAATAATACTCACCTCAATGATATGGGGTAGTATATGATTGGGCAGGGGTTTCTTGTGTTTCCCTCTGCCCTTTCTTTTTTCTGAGAAATAAACACCAGTGTTAAACGAATAAACTTAAAATGAAGATGATTACCCTGGCTTTTATAATTTGCTTGCTTCCGGCCTCTCTAACGGCACCTCCCTCTCCGACAATGAATATCATTGCACCGGATGAGATAAGGCCATACGAGGCTGTGTGGAACGCTCATTGTAGCGTTGAATCTAATTTTGATACTGATGCCATTGGAGATTTGATGTATAAAGAATATTCCTATGGCATTGTTCAGATCAGAAGGTCCCGACTACTTGACTATTATCTTCAAACAGGAATATGGTATGATGTGGAAGATATGTTTGATGTCGAGAAGTCAAAAGAAGTATGGATGTACTATGCCTGTCAATGCGATCCTTGGGAGATAGAGAGAATTGCCCGTCTATGGAATGGGGGCCCTCGAGGTATGCAAAAGAAATCAACAATTAAATATTATCTTAAAATCAATTCTGCCTTATGAAGAAAAACACGCTTATTGAAAACAAAGCCCATGACCGGGAAGATGAAGCAGGGGATCCGCTTGACGGACGTTCTACCCTCGGGTGCCTCTTTATTGGGGTGCTATTGCTTGCTGGTGGCTTGCTTACGCTTATCAAAATCGTAGAATACTTCAGACCATGAGAGCAACCCTGATTATACTGATGTGCCTGATCGCCATTATGTTTCTGTTCTTTGCCTCTTTTGCAGAGAATGTGGCCTGCTCCTTTGTCTTTGTCCTTCTCGCTGTTCTTAGCGTGTTCGTGGGATATATTATTTACTCCAAAATAGATAAGCTATGAAAACAATGAAAAAGGATGGTAAAAAGTATATACTTGTTGATATTGGAAGAGGTCAAACAATGTGGAAAGAAGTTAAGCCTAATAAATTTATTGCATTTATTAAATCTTTATTCAAATGAAAAATTACACACCCCGAAAAAAGAAAGAAGTAAAGTTAGAGTAGTTTTCTGATTGACCGCCGTCAATATAAAATATACCCCTTCCATATCTGAATACATCAAATCCAAGAGGGTTGCCTTTTGAAACTGCTGTAAGAACATTTGCTCCTCCACCTACTATATAATATGCCGATGGTGAACCAGATGTTTCACTTCCGGTCTTTGTAGGATCAACTGCAAAGTTTTGCCAACCACCATAAGGATACGCTCCATAAGTTTTACCTCCAACATAAAATACCTTATAAACACTTGCACTCGAACCGCAAATCATAACTAACCCACCAGCCGCTATTTCAGCGATAGCACCCGGAGCAAGCCAGACAATCCATCCAAATAAATAGTGTCCAGAAGTCCATGTAAATGAACTCGCATTATCACAAACCATTCCCGCCTTTCCATTAGTGTTCATAGTCAATGACCCATGATTAGTACCTTGAATAGGAAAGTCAGTATCAACAACAGGAGAACGCCCGGCAGCCCATGTAGAAGCCTCGGCTACTGTAGGCGATGATGGGGTTCCATCAAAATCAACAATGGTTATTAAATCTTTTGTATATGCTGGTACTGCCATTATTTTATTTTATCACTCAAAGTTATATCTTTTTTAAGAATACGTTACACTTGTTAAATCATCTCCTGTATAATGCAATGTCTTTGTTAAATCAATTCCTGATGGGGTATCTCCAGAAAGGACAAGGCTCGTTAAAACTCCTAAAGTATAGTTAAATGTTTTTACTATTTCCATCCCGCCACCAATATCATAAGTAATATAATCAATATCATCTCCGCCATAGGAAATAACATAAGGATAACCTTTAAGATTCTTAGACACCGTTTCAAATGCTTCAGAATATGCTGTATATCCTGTTATGTCCGAAGTAGCATGTTTATGTGATTTAGGAGTGAATGAGGCAGGGATGCCTGTTAGCTTAGAATATTCAACGGTATTGATAAGATTGATATTCCCTACCTGCCCTGTCTCAATAGTGCCTGAAACAGTGCCTATGATGCCAAATTCATTAAGTTTGGCTACTATGAAAGCTGTGGTTGTCCTCGGAAAGAGCCTGACAAGCTCTCCGTCTGTTACTCTACGTCCAGTTTTGTTTTGCAGTCTTATTTGCATAGGGGTGGAATATTTACTATGCAAAGGTATGAATTATTTAAAAACTATCCCAGAATTGTTTGTTTAAAGCACCCACAATGGATTTTTGTTCCTCGAGGCTATATCGATATCCAATAAGCATCCCCCGTGTCGTGGGGAAGCTCTTGGCATATTGTACGAGCAATTCTGCTTCAAGCTGCTTAACTTCATCCCATCGTGCTGTAACCCTGCTATTAGTTTTCTCTTCAAGGTCCAGAGCATAGGATATTCGTTCTTCCTCCGTGCCATCCATGAATAGTCCTCGTTCGCCTGGTGTGCATAGAATTATATTGCCGAAGTAGAATCTGAAATATGGATATTCTTTTACCGGAAGGATGTTCAGGAAACAATTTTTCCATAATGGTGTCCGGGCATACTCACGGAGCCAAAGCCCCGATATAAACGACTTCGATGGCAGCTTGTCCCAAAGAGTCTTAAATATCATCGTCTGAGCTATGTCAGACACCCTTGCGGATGGTATCTCGTGTAAATAAGCCATTGTTGATTACTTATCTTTCTTCTCTTCTTTTCCAGGTTATTATCAATACCAATAGTACAATTCCCGTCGTCATCAATAATTGGTTCGTCACATTCACAGTATTCTGTATTTTCCATATCACTTATTGTTAATAAAGTTAATAGCCCATTTAATTCCAATTTTTGCTCCAAGTTTTTTAGCAACCTCTTTTCCAAATTCAAATCTATTGTCAACCCATGTATTTATTTCTTCCTCGCTCGGCATCCTCCTGGAAGCGTATTCTTCCATAGCTTCAATAATCCAATCCTTTAACATCAACTCAGACTTATAGGCAACTGGATAAGTGCTTATAAAAGTCCATAAAGATTCATTAAGATTATCTTCAAGTATCTCTTCCACACTCTTTGCACCGTCTTTGGGCTGATTGTTTGCAGGATGGAATTTATAGAGCAGACATCCTTTTGGAACATAATCAGGCTGTTTGGAATTTTCCCATTCTTCACGCATTTTATTTTCTTCACCTGCTTCAAGGGCGGCAAGCTCGTCAATAAGATCATACTTTTTATCCATCCATTTAAGCTCTGCCTTTGTCGGTGACATACTTGTGCTTACAGGTTTTGCTTCATAATGCTCAATCAACTCTTTCAGTTTTTCAATCTTGTCATTCATCTCACTTGTGGTTTAGATTAATTCGATATAAACATTGCTATATTTTTTTAAAGGAACAGCAAGTCCCCTTGCAAGAAAGTTATTACATATTTTAGTCCAGCCTTCATCGTTGACTAATTCATCCCATTTTACAATTTTATGGACTTCACATACATTTACCATAGGTGTAGTCTTTGCTGGTGGATGATTGCCATGGGCTCTCAGTTCTAATCCTACTTTATACTTAGCAGGATTTATGCAATCTTTAATATCACAGTATTCTGTATTTTCCATATCACTTACTGTTTAGTTAATATTCCATCATGCCAAATTGCAAAGCACAATGGTCTCATTGCTGTATTCCCTGCATTATATTCGATTTTCCCAAGCGGACAATCTTGACACCATTTATCATCCCAATCTGTTGTATCGGGCTTTATACATAATTTATCATAAAGCTCTTGTAGATTTTCTTTGGTGATTTTTACTCCTATATCAATTTCTTTTTCCATTACTTATTGTTTATTAATCATTTATTTTAGATACTATCCAGCATAGACATAGAACAAAACCTATAACTGCACCAATTAAAAATACTATCAATACTTTCATTACTTATTGTTTATGAAGTTAATAACCCATATAATTGTATTAAAAGCATTGCCGATATTATTATAAGAATAATAAATATTCCCGTTCTTATTTCACTTATATAAATCCAATTCCAAAATCTATCTATCCATTTCATTATAAACCTTTTTTACTATTTTAATAACGTCATCCCATTGAAAGTAATAATTTTCATTTATATCTTCCGCATCTTCTGTTATAGTACATCTTATAGTATTCAGCATTGCTTTCTTAATTTTTTCCTCGCTCGGCATCCTCTGGCTGGCGTATTGCTCCATAGGTTGAAGATACCAATCAATGTAAGTAAGCCACACCTCAATATCCTTAGGGTGTAAATGAAATTCTAATGTAGTATAAGGTAGTCCTTTATCCTCAATAATTCCCCATTTACAATGCACAATACACATTGTCCCATTTTTCGGCAAATCCGCCTCCGACTTAATGTAAATCTTTTCGTATAACTCTTTCATCTCACTTTGGTTTTAACATCATCACTTACGTCTTTTATATAAGCTGTAATTATCAAACAGCCAGACAGTACAATAAGAATTACTATCTGTGTCGTTAATGGTGGATCTTTAATAGCTATCACAACAAGAATAACTATTCCAACTAACAATCTTAATATTTTTTCCATCTCACTTGTTTTTTGGTTTAAACTCCTCTTTCGTTTTCATGATACCTTGTCTTATGGTAGTAAGTTATCTTTTTTGAACTGAGCATATTCTATCTTCATCTCCTCTATATCGTTGTACCACTGGAAGAACTTCCATTCAGGATACTTCGCTCTTTCTTCTGATGTGCCCTGATCAACGAGGGTGTGGAAAACTGGTAACACCACCCGCACGTTCCTTGGGTTTAATTTAAACCAGGGATATCTTCCTTTCGGAAGCACATGGGCAAAACAACTGTAATATATGCCTTCCCCTTTAAAAGTTGTGATGTCAACATCAGTGTAAGGACAGATTACCCTCCCGGCTTCATTGCGAGCGTTATCCCATAGGCAATCAAATAACTCTACCTGGTTATCAAAGCCCCAATCAAATGTCCTTATACGCTCTCTCTTGGTGCGGAAGGCAGGTTTCTTAGGCTTCCTATCCTGACGTTTCCACTGGTGTCGTTGGCAAAAGCCACCTCCCCATACCGGATAATAACAATTCTCTGCTTTGCATGTTTTAGCCATGATTATACTTCATTTCTGAGCGCATTAATAACTTCACAGGTGAAATTCCCTGCTCCCAACGCACTGAATATCCCTACTATGGCAAATAGCCACCAAGGCGAGAATATTATTATGTAAAATAGACTCAGTAGGAGTCCCAACCAGACCGATAAACAAAAGCTGCACCGCACGAACTTAATGATCATCGAATCGCAGTTGTGCTCCATTACATGCCTATTGTTCTGTTTCTCGATCCATTTACCAAATTCACGGAAGAGCATATTTTTCCTGATAATGCGTGTCCACAGGATAGCTACCATCCCGGCAATGATTCCCAAAAATGTCATGTAAATAATATCTTTCATCGTTTTTAAGTATTAGTTTAATAAAAAAAGAGGCTATTATAATCATCTCGATCTTTCGTAGCCTCCTTATCCCTTTTGTAGTAATCAACAAGAGTGTGAGCTACAAATATACAGCTAATTTGCGTTAAGTAACAAATTTATTTCATCGACACTCGCTATCTTCAGGAATGTTTCTTTGTCACAATAAGAAGATGGTAATTTTAATTTATCATGTAGTTCCATAAATCTTGGCGTAGTAATCTGCGGTGTCACACCCATAAGTTTATTGAACAGACCTTTTACCAGACTGAAATCTCTCGGTGTCTCTGCAGGGATTTCTATATCGTATTTGTTCCCTGCCTCAATTTTCTCTGGCTCTGCCTTCTTTGTGGTGTTGAGGAACGCATCAATCTTAGCCTCCTCCTTCCCTTTGTCAAAGTCTTTATTAACCGGGATTTCTCCTGCCTGAGTATTCACAGCCGGTTCCTTGCCTACTGCTGATGCAGCCTCTTGCTTTTCCCTTTCCTCATTTGCTTTCAGATAGGGCGCAACATACTCTGCAAGATTTTCGTTCTGGTGTGCAAAGACGATCTCCCTGAGTTTCTTGTTAGTGTTCTTACCACCGATTATCTCACAACTCTCCATCATATCCATGTCCTCCATAACCAGCTTTAACAATATGGGTGTGTCCATGGCTTCCATCTGCTTCAATGTCCACTGCCCGTCAATGATTTCTTCTGCTGGTGTTTTGCCATCATTATCAATCTCCTCCTGGTTGGTGATGTTACCTGCCTCATCCCTGATCACAAGCACGCCATTTATAGATTCGGCTGAACCTTTCTCTGCTTTAAAAGGTGATTCGTCATGCTTTGTAAGATGCGTTACAGAATAATTTTCCATAATGCGACTCTTATCATCTTTATGTTGCATACCTTCTACTTCTGGATTAAAAGATAAATTATTTTCTGCTATCTGTTTGTCCATGGATTCTCTTGCTAGTCTTACATTTTCTGTATAACGCTCTTCGTTTTTATCTACTGGAATGACTTCTGCCTCTTGGATGTTCTTATCCCCTACCTTGCCAAATTTGTTGTTAGGGATCTTGTCAACCACTCTGTCTGTCATCTTTGTCGATCTGGTCTTTGCATGTTCCTTATCGGGGATCGTAATCTTTGCACCAGATTCAGTTTCAATTATCTCGGTAGTTTCCTTCCCAATGTCCTGTGCCTCCTCTGTGGTGTACATATTAAGAAGTACGTCAGAAAATAAGTCACGCGCGATATTCCCTAACGCCCTGTAGTTCAACATCCGGTCAGGTGTTTTGTACCATGCTGATTTCTTCCATTTCCATCCATCCTGACCGCTCACCTGAGAAGATGTTATCCAAAGCCCCATTCTTTTTGCTTTGTCAACTGAAAAGGTGCGGGTTAAGGTAGTCCCATTATCTTCTCGTGTAGCAGTAATAGATACTACCATGTTTTCATCCTCAATACTCCCTGTTACGGTTTCTTTCCATGAGTCTTTTTTTAACTTTCCCGAGGCAAATATCATGGTTTTCGCTAAATCTCCTTTTATTGAGAGCAATCCACTTACGGGGATGACATGCTGTAACGCTGTCATTGGAGGTATGGCAAGCTGTTGTGCCTGCAATAATACCACAACTACGGCAGGGACTTTCCCTTTTGTGTAATCCGGTTTATTATCCGCACCTTTTTCGTAGAAGTGATCAGGCACTAACTTGCTGTCAAGCAACATCCCTGCAAACTGCTTCATCCCTTCAATGGTGTCGTAGGCATCCTCTACAAATTTAGGAAGCCTTACATCCGATACTTTTACAATACTTTTTTCTGTTTCCATTTGTCTGTTGTTATTAAATTATAGTTTATAGTTGTACTCTCCTTTTTTGTCAACCCATGACCTCTCCTGTGGAGGTATCCATTTTGCTCCAATAAATTCAAAGAATCTTTCTTCCGTGTCGAATACCGGAGGCAATGTAGGAGCAAGTTTATATTCCGGCTTTATCTTCCATGTGCTTTTACGGATGCACTCGTCCTTTTTCCTCAATCCATTTTCTGTACCGCACCACCCTCTACGATTCCATTGCATAGCCAATGCGGTATGTGAGAAAAAACTACTTCCCGTCCGAATAGCAAGCATACGTCCATAATCTTTCTCCGTAGTGATGTATAACTCGATATGCAAGTCTGATTCGAGATAAAAGAACTTCTTTAGCCGTGTGCCATTAATAGTAAGTCCCTTAAATCCCATCGGGAACGCCTGCCCCATTGAGAACTCATCCTTTGGCACAACGACACACTCCACATCACCTACGTACGCCACCTCTCTACGCACCGATCCTGCGATAGAACCTTTGATTATATACGGTGTTAAGTACTTCATAAACCTGTCAGCCACGTTCTTGCCTACTGCAAGCGGGATTTTATGTTCGGTTGTGCTCATTTTTGCGTGAAAATATTGAAGTATATTCATAGTTTATCCTCCTATCCTTTTGGTTTCTCGATTAATGCATTAATGCATAATTCTTTACAGAAATATGTTTGTTGCATATTACAACAATCACAATCTTTCTGCTTTAGTATCCGTGTGTGTTTTCCAGGATAATCTGGATAATCTCTTTTCTCATCCTGATTAATTAACTTAGTTTCCATAACTACCCTTTTATACAAGTTTGTCCACTGAGCTTGTTATACCATCTCCCCTGCCCATCCCTGATAACCTTATTGCCATCAAGGAGAAAGGTGATCGTGGCCCAGCACCCATCGGTGATCTGATTGAGCTGAGTCATGTTCGTCTCATTGTACTCAAAAAGCACCTCCCTGGCATAGTTGCCAATGAAAACTTCCATAACCAATTCCCTGTACTGTTTCGTCTGCCCTGCCTTTGTCGTGAATGATTTGGGTGGTCCTACCCATACTACCCGTCCTGAGTATTCAAAATTGTTGATTGACTTGTTCTGAGCCATAATTTATGATCTTAGAATTGTTAATACTTCTTGTAATTTTTTCTGAGACTCCTCAAATGTCTCTGTAGCCTCCTCACTTTTCAATCCCGGCCATTCCACTTTTTCAAGGGCAGTGGCATAGTTCCAGAGTTTTTCTTCATCCGTAAGAAAATCTGAGGCATGACCTCCATCGCCGGGGCGTGGTTCTATTTGTGCTGTAACTGAATCTTTCATTTCAGGAACAGGAGTTTCTCCTTTGACATTATAAAATTCGGCATATTTCTGCTCCCATACTTCATTTTCCATTTCAGCAATCTCATCTTCTGTAGCAGAGATATTCCCTTTCTTAAAATTCTTTACTCCATATTGAAGTACCATAATGACCCCTATCTTATAAAGAGCATTAGTTCTTTCGACAATAGTATTCTGATGTGCCAACGCTTTTGCATCATCAATGACCTTCTGCTGTGCATCAAATTTCTTTTCTTTCGCACCAAGTATAAATTGATTCCACTGGTTATCATCACACCTCATGATTGCTTCATCGGTAAGTGGCTTCCCAATTTCATTAAATGCAAAGATCGTTTTGGTGACATCTACCTTGGAGATGTATTCATCCAATCCGACTAACTGCTCTTTCCTTCCCGGAAGTTTCAGCAATCTCTCTGCCCTGATCTTGATAGCCTCTTTCTGGTCATCAATAGCATCCTCCTGTTTTTTAAGGTGCTGTTCTACTTCGGAAATTAATGCCACGACTTCTTTCTCCTTGGCGATCCATGCTTTCTGCTCTTTTACCGCATCTTCCCTACCTGCTTTGCATATCCTCTCTGCAAGCGTTCTATGATCCCTGCACACAATTCTCGCATCATGTACCTTCTTATAACCCTCTGTGTCATCAATACCGTTGATTTTAAGAGGTAGGTAATCTGTTTTCAGCTTTGCAATAACAGCCTCCGTTACGTTCTGTTTTGCCAGTTCTGTTGTAATGATGTTCTCTGCTGTCTCTTTCATAATATATGTCCTTAATTAATCAACGATAAATGAATTATCAAGATGAGTTTTTTGTCCCTCCCATAAAATAGCAGAGTTGCCATCAATTGCTGCCATCATGTGCGGATGATGATTCTCTGAAAGATATTTCATCATATAAGATGATGCGTCTTCAAAGGTCATAGCCTTTAACTTGTTTTCTATAAATTCAGAAAACTTTTTTTCCTGTTCTTCAGCTTCTCCGCATTCAAGAGGACAAGCATCTGATGTCTGCTGCCAAAATTCATTCAGCAAATTTTTAATTTCAGTTACTTTCATGATTTTTAATTTAATGTTGTTAATACTATTTCTGTGCGTGGTTGATCTGAATAAACCTTCTTCCGGATAACAAAGCATATCAGTGAGTCATCTCTGTAATAAATTCTATTCATCGAGTCTGTTACGAATTTTTCAAGATTATCACCATCCGGTTTTGATGTATGCCATTCAGGTGCGGAATCTTTTAGTATCTCGCTATTCTTTCCCGTGCCATAATGTGACTTAGGTCGTCGCATATAAAAAGTTAACTCTAAAAATATTGGACCATCTATTGGTTTTTCAGGAGCATTCTGTTGGAGAATACCTGCAAATGTTAATTTCTTCTCTGCTGAAGGGTCATAAGTGCGCACAAACTTACCAACGCTTGTATGCCTATGCCTCATCTGCGCCTTAGCATCACCGAGTACTGTAAGTTTAATCTGTGTCATTTATCTGCAATATTTATATAAAAACCATGCTTGTTCATAGGAAAATGCAACTGCCCTTGCGCTGTCAATAAAGTTTTTTTCTACAAGTTCCTTCCATCTTACAGAACCCATAAACATTACATCCTTAACTGCTTCAGGATGCCCATTCCAGCATGTAGGGCAACACATAGTATCATGATATGCCCCGTTTCTACATTTGTAATCCTTGTCTTCCATAGTTTTTATATTTCGTGACAATCTGTAATTCTTATATCTTTTACTGTAATTCCTTTTTTGACAAATAGAATATTTTTAACAGCAAACGCTATGACCGATTCATCTGCTATAGAATTTAACGATTCAGGGACCGATATAGGTAACGTAAGCCCAAACATCTCATCTTTATCGGTTAAAATCTCACAACTAACTTTAAATTCATGTATTCCAAATAATTTTTTAAACCATCCCATGTCGTTTAAGTTTTAATTTCTCTTCCTAATACCTGTAACTGCTCCGGTCTGAAGCATCGGATAGCACCGGATGTCCTGTGCTCACATATAGCCACGCTGTAGCTTACTCCTATTCTCATATCCTCGTTCATTTCAATGATGGTGTAATCAAGTCCCCAATGGAGCAACCACCATTCATCTTTCTCATACAGCGTTTCTCCTTCATCGCCTAACTCATCCTTTTCCTGTGTCACCGTAACAAGTACTCTCATATCCTGATCTCATATTCAATCGTTAAGTCCTCCACCACACGTTTTAAGGCATAATAGAGCCTTCTGTCAATCAACTTGGCCTGTAACACTCCATGAAGCATCTCAGAGCCAGGGAGAGGGCTAGAAACATTCTTAGCACCAATCTTATTAAGATGGCGTGCTTTCTCTATCGTCTCCGCAATGAACTGGATGTTCTTGGTCTTCTCTTCCGGTGTCAGTATCTCTATTATCTCCTTTTTCATCTTCTTCATATCTAAAGTAATGTCCTCTTCTTGAAATCTTTACTCTGCCAGTTACCGAATCATCCACAACATCCCTGCTACACCTATTGGCCCTTGCCGCTTCTGCTATTGTGTCAAATCTTGCTATCTCCTGATCTTGCCTATCATATTGAATAACTTTTTTGTTATGATGTGCTGATAATTCCTTTGTTCTCTGCTCCCATGCAGCTACCCAAATCTGATTTAAAAATATCCTTGCCTCACCTGTCTTATCCTCGGGAATAATCTCAAATGCTTTCATGTCACGAAGGACCTTATTTACTACTCGTCCCTGATCCATCTTTTAAACAATTTCATTTCTCAGATATTCATCTCTTGCAATTCTTGCTTTTTCTTTTGTTTTAAAAAATCCTAAGTAAATTCTTTCCCCCTTTCGGCTAAATAGAACATAAAACCTATTAAAATTAGGATAAATAGCATAATCTATGCCCCGTCTTCTATTTAACGAATTTAAATAAGGAGTCGTAAAATGACAATTCTCTGGGGTATAATCTCCGTTATTATCTTTACGATCAATCTCTAATCCATCTTCATAACCGTGAGTAATAGCCCATTTATAAAATGCTAAAAAATCATACCTCCATTCAGAACATACCTTTATTCCTCTCTCCCCATAATTTTTATATGCATAAACATTTGGATTGGTAGTCCTTGAAATCATTCCACACCAACGTCCATACATTTTGGTCCGTTTCATCCCATGTTTATAATTAGGATTGCTCTTACCATAATGGCTTCTATTATTCTTTTTCATTGTGATAGATAATGGAGCACCCCCGGCTGCTTTAATCATCGGCATCTGTGTCGATACGACAAGAGTAGATGAAACCAGGGATGCAGTATTTTTAATATTTTCCATTATAGATACCGTGATTAAAGCGTAGTAAAGATATGCTATTGCTAATAGCAATCCAAATTTATTTTTTTAAACTCAGCAAGAAGTTGATCTTCTGGGGGCTTCTCTCGTATTCGATTATTAAAGGTGCGATTCTTTGACCCTTTCCGCTCACTCCATGTTGCGCTTCCTAATCGCCCAAAATCAATCATCTCTGCTCCGGCAAGGGTTAGTTCTTTTATTAATATATTTTTAAGCCCACTCCTTTCTTCATCAATGAGACTTGATATGCCATTAAGTACCTTATCGTGTTTACAAAGATCATAAAGGCTTATTGTCCCTTCAACACTCTCTCTTTCTTTAAGAAATTTTTCACTTTGAAATTCACGATATGCTTCTGTGGTGTCAGGTTCAGGCTCGTAACGCATCACCTCTGCCTCCCATTTTTCCATCTCCCCCATATTACCCTGCTTCTCTGCCTCCTTCATCTTGGCAAATGCGGCTTTAGCTGGCAATATCCGGTTATCCCAGAATGACTTACTGATGTCAATGATGCGCTTACAGAGGTCGTCATCACGCTGCACCTTCTCAACCATGAAATCATTACCATCTTTCAGAATGGCTATCTCCGCGTAATCTGTCTCCATGATAATCATATAGACATGAACTTGAATCAGATAACTGATGGGAATCCCATCGGTCCACATCTGAGCACTCCAATAGCTTAAAGTCTTAATCTCGAGTACTGCCTCTGTCTTTAATGCCTCAGAGGTGATGAGATTAACACCACCCTTAATGTTCATGACACGGTCAAGGGATGCGAACAGCCACGGATAAGAGGGATTGACAACATAACCATTTACATTTCTGCATTGCCGAATGATCTTATTGTTCTTGTAATTATCAATCCATCCTGTCTCACTGCCATCGTAGTACTGCCATAACTCTGCTATCTTGTCCTCCATGTAGCGACCAAAAAACATCTTTGAGTTGTCGATCTGACGTTGCTCCAATTGACCTATTTTTTCATAGAAGGTGCGTGTCACCGTATCGTATTTGTTAAGTCCGAGCACTGTCGAAATTTCTGATCCCCCGATGCCGTTTAACCGGAATTTAAACCATTCAGGGGTGTGCTGTGGTATCCTTGTTATTATTAGATCACTTCTCATATATTAAGTATAAAATTATAAAGTTTTTGATTCCATTTTGCGTCAGCAAGAGCATTATGCTCGTCTTCTTGTTTTGGATAGAGAGGATGTGTTTTTAGATGCTTAGCTTTATCTATCATTCCAGTTTTATCAAGATATTCTAAAACATTATGTGTTACCGAAGGATATTCAATCTTGCTTAATTGCTCTGAAGACATAGAATCTGCCTTTTCATCAAACATCTGTTTTAAATCCTTACAATACATGGGAAATCCTTTCGGAAGATCCATCATTTTGCCAAATAATTGACAGAACACCACCCAATCATAATCTGCATGATAACCATAAAAATCAATAGACCTATTCTCAGAGGCTAAAACTCTATACTTATTTAGATGTTTATTCCATTGATTATCATTAAGACTTCCTTCCTCTGATATAGGATTTACAAAAGCAAAAACTTCGTTTGCAATTTCTTGCCGGGATTTCCCTGAATCCCTGAATATTGATTTGATGGTATTATTATTTAATCCAAGATAATTTCGAGCATCCCCATGTACGTGTTCTATGTAAATAGGGGTTATTACATGTTCCCATAGCCATGTGTCTTTGCATATTTCATTAAGATCACATTCTTTGTTAAGAGCATAATATTCCCTGCTGTCTTCACAGACAATGCCTATACTTATTAGATTAATAGTTGGTGTAGGATAGCCTACCTTAATACCCAACAACTTATGTTGTTTAAAGTATTCTTTAAATTCTGTGTCAATAAAATATTTCATAAGTTCATAGCTTGCGGAGGCTTCATGCCATCCAGATTTAACGGCTTTAGTTCCTTGAATATCTCGGAAAAGATACTGTTTAACATTTCAGCTTGAACGGACATAAGCTCAACCTCCTGTTTCCCTTCATTGCTGATGTCGTTGTACCATCTGTCATACCACTTACTGAGATCATTGACAAGCCCCTCATGCTGTTTGGTGAGTTCTACGCCCTGATTGTAGAACTCCTGATAGAACTGTAGCCAGTCCTTGTAATTCTTTAACGTGGCTTCTGCTGTTGCCTTTAACCCGGCATTAGCCCATCCATGCATGGGATCGTCCATGATCTTCTGCGCATCATCTACCTTTTTTGCTTGCGCATCAACCATTTTTTTCTTAAATAGCTCAAGCATGTTGGCGAATTTGTAATTATTTACGTTGCTCATAGTTATTATAGTTTTTCAAATTCAATTACCCATACCCACGGATTGATGTCCCATCCATAGCCTCTTTTTTCGTTTATAGAATCCCATAAATCAGAAAATCTTACCTTACAAGTAGAATAAGGAGCATTTACTCCATAATAATTTTGCGTTCCCTCTTCACATGCGTCCTCTTCTGAAATATTGTGCAACCTTTCAACCCTAATCCCTGTTATTTCAAGTTTAATCCGGCAGGCTTCTTTAGGCATGAATCTTGGCGACTTCCATTTTTCCGATTGATTTTCGCCTTGCTCCTTATAAACATACGTTACGTTTTTATGAGGGTCATAATTCCATGTTTCTCTTACCCAAAGGATATCCTCGGCTTGACCGTAAGGACACTTAATAGCTTCCTGATTAAATGTTCTGTCCTTTAATGACTTTTTATTTACAGATGATTTCTGGGTAAATCGCCAAGGCAGTTTACACGCATAGCCCATCCATTCAAACTGCCAATCATTGGGGTTTTGATTTATGACATTAAGTCCCCTTGTTCTTCTGGTTTGCGTTTTTCTCCCGTCCAGTATTGCCTGAACCATTGGCGTTGAAAATAAAATTGGTCTTTCCTTACTCATGATAAAATACTTTGTATTCGTTAGTGAAAAAGAAATCTTCGTCATCAATGACAATGATCGATGCGCTCTTACGGGGAAACTTAATCCTGTCCCCAGCCTTCACCTGGACACATGCTGCCCCTGCCTGTACCACCTCCCCTGTCTCTGGTAACATTTCTTTGGTGTTCTTTGGGATATACAGATTTCCGCTTGGGGTCCTCTCAGGAACCTTGTCTGGCTTAACCAATACTGCTGTACCTTGTACTATCATGCTATCTTAAATTTATATTAAAATGGTAACGAATCTAATTCATCCTTCCCGTTCCCGCTAAACACCTCATCCTCTTCCTCTGTCTTAGGGGGGTTGAGCTTGTTCGGGGTATTATGAGATATCGGTTTTTTCTCATCAATCATTACAAATTTGCCTCCCTTGGAATAGTCCAATCTCATTTGAACTTTCCCTACTTTCCCTATTTCCTCAAATCTAATCTTCTCGACATTTAAGATTGTAGGTGCAGTATCATCTATGTATATCTTATCATCTTCCGTTGGGTCATCAGGAATATCCTCTGGTTTCTTTTTTCTATACATATAACGATGTAATATGATGCCAATATCCGGTTTGTCCTTCCAACATGAACTTCCTTTTATGTCGTATAAACACGGCATCCGATAGTTAATCCCCTGTTTCTCAATTTTCGTAGGGTGTGCTATGAGGATGCAATGCAAGTCATATACATCACAAAAATTAACTATATAATCAAGTTGTTTTCCTATAAAAAAAGTCTCTGTTTCATTTTTAGGTTGCTCATGCTCTATCTTATTCCACGCATCAATAACAAACCCAAAAATGTTCTCTGTCTTTTTAAGGTATATAAGATATTGCAATAAAGACTCCATCGAATTTACCCGGTCTGTATTGATCTTTCCATTCCATGTTTCAAAATTTAATTTACTTGGAGACACGAAGAAAAAATGTTTTTGAATATACCTCATTGTTTTCCATCTGAGCTCTTCGGACATTGAGTTCTTAAATCCTCTCCTGAAAAATTGTGATGTTATCACCTCTGCTATCTTTGCCTGTTCTCTTGATGCAGGACGATTTTCAGGGGTGAACATAGCCCATTTGATATTTTCTTTATCGTTATGCCTGATAAACTCCGTCAAATACCATCTTGCAAAAACAGACTTCCCTGCCGAGGGTGTTCCTGTTATAACAGTAAACTGCTTATTCTTTAGCGTGAATAGATTATCTATAGCAGGAATCCCTATCCCTAATCCCGGGGTAAACCCATCAGAAGCGATCATCTCTAATTCTTCCTTGACATCACTAGGAAGGATAATGCCTTTTATCGGGAATGAACTCAGGTTGTTATAGCACTCATCAACACCTGCCTTGCCAAGAGCAGGCAGATGAGGGTCGGCCTTAGTATTGCCCTTAAACACATCATTGATGTCTTTATAGCCTATTGGATATTGTATGTACTTACACCTCTCCTTGCCAAAGATAAGGGCTAACTGGTTGCGCAGGACACGTCCTGGTCTGTCATTATCGGTACTGAAGATGATTAGATCGACATCTTCAAAAAAACTCTGGACATATTTATCATTGGCGTAGTCAAATTCTTTATCAAACTCTTTGGCATCGGGATTTGGAGCACCCTGCGGTACTGTGATTACATTTTTATATCCTGCCTCTTTCCATGTCAGCCAATCCCATTCTCCTTCTGTAATGATAACCTCCTTCTTTCCCTCTGCGTCAAAAGATAAATTCTGCATCCCAATAAAAATAGAGCGAGTGCCAAGGTCTCTTTTCATCTGAAACCATTTAGGGGCATCATCCCCTGTCTTCCATCGCACATTGAAGTATTTTACATTAACAAGAGTCTCATTAACATATACAGGGAATCCCATAATAGGCTTACTGCCCATAGAATATTCATATATCTTTTCCTTTTGTAAGGTTTTCATTGACAAGCCCCTTTTTTCTATGTATTCTCTCACTTCTTTGGAATATGTTTCAGTGACTTGCTTTGGCATCCTAGATTTTTCTTGTACTTGCTTGAACTTATCCATAATGTCTAAATTGCCACTCCAATGACAGTGATGGCATTTAAAATATCTTTCGCCTGTCTCATTATTTACCGTAAGACAATGCACGTTCTTATGCTTCTGCCTTGTGTCATTGCACTTAGGGCAGATGGTAGTATAACGCACCTTATCGGCTCGCACCTCAATATTGAGTTCCTCAAATGTCATGCTTTAAGATATTTCTCTGCTTTGTCGTTACGAAGGATAAACAATGGGCCCTGCTCTACTTCGTCCTGAAAGGGGCAACAGTAGTCCAGCTTGGTGTCCCATCCACCCGACACCTTGTCATTGACACACGGACGGATGAGATTGCGGATGGTAGACACCGCCAATCCGGTTAATGATGAGAACTGGTTAACGGTAAAGATATTGTACCGCACCATTCTCCTTATGCGCATCTTGTCAATCCCTGTGCGGGTGTTGATGATGTCTATGAGTTCGGGGTCAGTCTTTACAAACTTACACTCGGCTCCTGTTATTAAACCATATTTCTCTTCCATGGATGTAATTTAATTGTTTCTGCAAATATAAAGATAATATCAATACAAACAAATTAATTTATATTTTTTTATTATTTTTTTTATTCACATGAGAGCAAAACAAAAGAGCACCGTTGCTGATGCTCCCTATCTACGCTTAAACGAATGACTTTTACAGACCGATTAGGGCAAGAATAATTGTGGTCGTAGTTGTTACTGCCGTAGTGAACCGCCAAAAATTCTTCCGATGTCTTTCCTTGTCCCTCTGCTTCTCTGTGTCCAATATGATTTTATCGTTGTTCTCATTGATCTGCTTGCAGTCTGCTAGGCTCTGTTCCTGCTGCACCACTATTTTCTTCAATACATTTGCCACGCTATCCCTTACCACAAACTGATCTTTGCAGTTGTTTATCTGTGATGTCATCACGGGCATTATTCTCTCCGAACTTCGTGCTTTTAGATAGTCTGCATGGATATATTTTATCTGGAGCTCATTAAACAGGTATTTCAATGCTCCCGGGTAATTATATGCTACTTCCTGAAGAAATATATAGCTACTGTCAGCCGTTATGAAATCGAGCCATGTCAATGCCGAATCTATCTCTACAGTCAACTCAGCTATCTGTTTATCCTTTGCCAGGAATATTAGCATCAATGATTTAATCTTAGCCTCCTGTTTATCTATGGTGTCCTGTTGATTTTGAATCACACCCTCTCTTTTAGTAATTTGCTCTTTTAAGGACTTTTTAGAGAGTTTAAGAAATCCGATCTCTTCCTGATACTTAGCCACCTTTCTGCCTCCGAAGAACCCAAATAGCCCTATAAGAACAATCAGAGCAATAATTAAAATGTTTTTCACTTGGTCTTTCATTGTTTCTTTTCATTATTTTCATTAATTTCATCTCTTCTTTTACATTCCTCAGGACAGATAGGAGAACCATAACCATCAACTGATGGATGAGGGCAATCTTCAATGTTTTCGCAAAACCAACAATCCTGGAAAGGGAAGTCTATTTTCCGTTTGCCATACTTCTTATATATCTCACTGAACATTGCCATTATCTTAATTATTTTTTGGCGGTTCAAAGCTTCTTGTTATTGTTGTCATGCCTCCTCTGATTTCAGCTATTTTATTAATCACATTAGCCTGAAAATCAGCGTATTTTTTTTGAAGTTCTTTTAATTTAGCCTCATCTTCTTTCCCCGCCCCGAACGTAGCGGCTATCTCAAGCACCATATAGTTATTATTCCTTTGCAGGTCTTGAAATACCCATAATGGAGCATAATCCCGACCAACTTTTTCAATCCTTACAGTATTCTGTTTTACATTTGCTACTAATACACTAACAACACTTATTGCCACAAAGACAGACCCAATCATTATTTTAACCCAGAAATTAAGAGTACTTCTTGCTTTGTTAGTATCTCTTATTAATCCCTGTGCATGAATGATTATATCACGAATGTCCTTCTCTTGTTCTTCGCTCATAATTATTTGTTTAATTAGTGAATCCAACTTCTCTTACTTCATTCCTAACTTCTCTTTACCTTTTTTGATAAGATGATACCAGGCTGCATTATTCAAGTACCCTATCAATGCTGCTGCTATTAAATCCATAGGTAATGATTTAATTAATGGGATGTTTTCGATTATGGTATTATCAAACTCCGATTTTGAAGCTATCACCATTAGGATAAACATAAATATAAAGGATACAAAAACTTCCGCAATGTTATCCTTAATCCAGAAAGAAAGGGACGGTGCAGTTTTTTTGTCTTTCTTATTTATGAATTTGACAAGGAAACTTGCTGTAATACCCAAAAGGGCTAATACCCATGCTAACATAATAACCTCCTATTTTTAATTTTAACTATTTTTAAATCTTCTACCATTTATATTGTTCCAAATCTCATTCTATTATTATATTACCTGATCCATTTGTTATTATATATCCACCTGAGGATATTGGTGATGTGGCATGAGTGTCTATCTGTATATTTGTACCATAACCTGTGCCTGCAACGCTCCCTGTTGCATAAGCCCTTACGTAGTATGTAGTATTAGCTTCAAGTATCAGAGTGCAGGAGAAAGCACCTGTGCCACTTGCTGAAGGAACTATATTATCTCCGGTAGTAGGATTAACAGAAGTATCGAAACATATTCCACGAGCACTAACCGTCCCCCCTCCGTCATCCGTTACATTACCTGCTACTACTGCCCTCACTGATGCGTAAGAAGTCAAGGCAGTTGTTACCTGTGGTAACTCTGGGGGTGATGGTTCTGCTGCATCATAAGCAAAAGCACCTAAATCTGGAGGATCATTATGATAAAGGCTGTCACCGTCATACGTTAATCCTACTCCAATGCCTGCACCGATTAAATCACTTCCGGTATCTATATGCAAAAAAGTTAAAACAGGCAATCCCCCCCATGCTGTCCTTGCCCCTGAAAGCCCAGCACTATCTACTGAAATAAAATCAGCATCAGAAAGAGTCACCCCCGGAGGTGTGTTCCATGAGTTATATGAAGCAGTCTCCTGATTCCAAAGTGATCGCATCTGATAAGTTACATTATCATAAGCAATGTTATTCTTATATATCATTTCATGGTCAGGATAAACAGAACCATTAGAAGGCACGTAAAATCCAGCCCATCCATTCTTATAAGCAATACAATTATATGTTTCAAAATTATGATTAAGAGTCGCTGAATTTTCATGGAAGCCGGTAGCCTTGTTATAGGCAGATACACAATTTATTAATCTCCTTTCAACATAATTAATATCAACTGTATTACCTGTTAGATATTTGAATCCATTGCCGTCTCCACCTGCTAACTTGCCATTATCCCATGCCCAACATCTGTCATAAATAATCAATCCCTCATTATCAGAATCCCAACCATCATCTCCATTGCTCCATGCTCTGCAACCATAGTAATATGTATAAGCATCTGTAACTCCAGCCTGAGGCCATGAATTAAATCCATCTGATGTCTCTCCGGGGCTGTGATTTAGAGAATCTACGTTATTATATGAATCACAATTATAATATCGTATTGAATCAGATAAATAACATTGAAATCCATGCCCTTCAACATTATGAACCACACACTGAGTATGAGTTATGTTATTACAGCTATTTTGATATATCCCTCTTACGTTATCATCTGTTACACCTTGAGATACATTCCTAACCGTAATCCCTTTAATATGCCAATAGTCAGAGAAAGTAAATCTTATACCATAATTGGTTGTACCAGTTCTTATTAGATTAGTCCCGTCAATTACAGGTGTGTTGCCGGGATAAGCAAAAATACAAATATCATTTCCATAAGTGCCATCAACATTACCAACTTCGATCCACGCCGTAGGATACCATGTGCCTGTTAATAAAAACAATGAATCTCCCGCCTCATCTAATTGATCTATACCATGCTGAATAGTAAGAAAAGCATTAGCTGTATCTGCTCCCGAATCACCATCATTACCTGTAATGGCAGAAACATAATAGGTATCTTGACCAAAAAGGCTAAAGCATAAGAACAATAACGGTATTATTAGTAGTTTTTTCATAGTTTTTCCATTAATGATACATTGTCAATAGTAAATGTGGCGGTTGATGCTGTGTATGCCCTAATACCAAAACCACCATCACTGACATCAGCACCAGTTTCAAATTCAAAATTAGCGTGCCCATTGGAATATGATGTCTGTGCTACATATACGATTGTCCCATCTTGATTTTGAAACTTGATTGATGCCGTTCCACCACCCCCAATAACAATATCAAACTCAAGTTTATAGGTTGTATATACAGCCATAACAGAAACCATAGTGATGTCGGGCTGAGACATAGTGCTGTTTGCTAAATCATCATAAGTAGCAACCTCGCCTCCAATCAACCAACTTGTTCCCTCTGTCCAATTAGTATTATCGGGAAAATCACCGTCAGTTATCTTCTCGGCGCCATAAGCCGCAGCATTACTCCCTGCAATAATACCCGGATATTGCCCCTGACAAAGCGCAAAGGCAAAAACTAAACTAAATATTAAAAGTAGTAATCGTTTCATTGCTGTAAGTTTCCGTAAAGTTGCCAATGATTAGTACCTCGTTTATACAGAGCTGCCCAAGCATTAATACCATCCGTAGCAACTGAATCTTTAAGACTTTCAATATGTACTCCTGCCCCTTCTTTAAAAACTATTACTCCTGCCCCTCCTTGAATGAAATTAATGGTTGTTCTGATAGGAAATGCAACATCACTATTAGGAGGTACAGTAAGCGATACAGACGTTGCCTTAGTACATGGAATAGTATTACCGGCATCTGTAAGGATAAGGGTATAAGCATCAGTCACGTTTGCTGTTGTATCAGGTAATAGTTTGACATAAAGAGTTGAGCCGACAATGGCAGCAGCACGCAAAGCATTAAGGCTATCCGCTATCTCGTCCCTTGTCTCTATTGTAGTGATATAAGGAGTTAGCATTGTAGCTGTGTCAGAAGTAGATAAGTTTCCTTCCCCGACTTCCACACCGTTCCACAGAAGAGTAGATCCGGTGTTGCCAGTAGTGCCAAGCCAGTTACTATTGAAATAATAGCGGGGGCTGCTTTTCTTTATCTGGAAGTCATCGCTTATCTGCTGTGGCTGTTGAGCAAATATTATCGCTGATGCCATTAACCCTAAAAACAAAAATATTATTCTTTTCATAGTCTTGATGTTTTTATTATGTCAAAATTACACATTTTTTTAAACCTTATGATAATTGTGGTAAGTTTTTAAACTCTGCCGTTATTTCATATCCCTCTGCAATCTTCTCCTTAACTATCTTTACGAGTTCTGCGTTCATTGATCCCTGAATCTTATCTTTGCTGATGTAGTTCTTTGCAACAAGCACACAGCCATCGGTGTCAAGGTGTGTGTTCCCCCCGTGCGTCTCACAATATTCCCAAGAAAGCAATCCAAACTTAATAGTAACCAGATCATCTTCTGTATAAAAAAGCAATGTTTCGCCATGTTTAGGACTGTCATAGATTCGAACCTTGCATTTCAACCCCCCTGGCAGCCCTGTCTCCTTGCTTACTTTTATATTAAGAGGACGAACAGTATCTTCCAGAGTGAGGCCAAAGAACTCCTTTGCCTCCTTCAATGGCTGCTGGACATAATCTTTAATATAAGCGAAAGACATCTTGCCGATTGATGTTCTGGCAGTATATGAATTTCTTTCTGTTAATAGTTTAAACTCCTTCATGGCAGTTATTTATTTCTAAATTCTTCATTTGCAATATCCCGTGCTATGGAGGCGGCATCGGCAGCCATCTCCTGCAGACTCGTTCTCTCATCAGGACTCGGACGTGTAGTAGATTCAGTGATGTTTGTTATCATTTCCTTTGCCTCATCCATCTCCTCCTGAGTAGTCAACCCCATCAAATCCAAGTTACGCATGTATTCCGACCAGTAGATGTTAGCATAGTTTTTTCTCTCTGCCTCTGTTACTGGTGTCCCTTGCCAATATGCAGGTATCTCAGGCTTCTTTAAGAGATTATTATTTCTTAGCAATGCATATTCTTCGGGGTGTTTCTTTTGCAGATCGACATCATTGAGGACATTAAACCTCTGATTTTTCCCTGACTGTATGTTTCGGAAATTTTCATCAAGAAACTCATCTTCGGGATGCCATTTTTTATACACGGTGGTTAGCCTGTCTATCTCTGCCAGAACTGGTATCTGCTCATCAAGGGACTTCTGTAACCTTTTATCCCTCTTTTTAATCTCAGATTCATAAAGGGTCTCCATGGCTTCTTTGTCTAATCCCTTATCCTCTGCGTATTTCATGGCTTTAAAGAAGTTTCCCTGTGCGTCACCCATACGTGCAGCCAAGGATGCGTACTTGCTTGTAAGGTAGCTGAGATTGCGTTCTACATAGGATTTTAACTCAGGCTTATCAAATTGCTGAATCTTTACAACATTATTAATGATTGACTGGAACCATGTACGCTTTCTTCCATAATAATCCAGTTGTCCTGTCGCACCTTTTATTATATCTGTCGTACCTTTCCAGAAGGGCACCTGACTTCTTAATGAGTAGCTAAGAACATTAAATATTCTCTCATCGGTGGTGATGTTTGGATTGGTGTACCGTGTCGATTGCGGGTCTTGGATAGACATATTACGAAAGTCCCTGTCAGCAAGCACCGATCCTACCCATCCCCATGCAGCGTCAGCAAAAGCGGGGATAGGAAATATATTACCTTCTTCTCTTTTCTGTAACTGCAATGGCATGAACTTACTTAGTTCACCCAAATCCATCTCACTGTCTCCCCTGTTATACATATACAACGGACTGAGATAACGAGCAACATTGAGTTCTGACTTACCTATCTTGAAACTCAATGGGATGTTTGCAAATGGTATCTTAGCAACTCCTTTTCTCTCTTCCCTGATCTTCTGCTCCTCCTCTGTCTCCCCTGATAAAACACTTGATAGATTCCCAAGCATCTTGATAACCATAAGGGTACCGATGGTGGTAAGGGGTGTTGTCAACATGTTATTCACAAGTATCCTCTGCAAGTCTGCCTGAAATTTAACAAATGTGGGTCCGATCAAAGGTATCTTGGATGTGAAGTCCCATGTCTTTCCTACCGTGGCGTAGTTCTGGAATGAGTCATAAGCCCTCCGTACTGCTTGCTCATGGGTTAATCCCTGCCTCCGGTATATCTGGTATGCAGATACTTTCGCGAGGTTATCAGCCCCCACATAGGCTTTTGTGGCAAGCACATCTGCTTTACCAAGGACTCCTGTTTTTGGATTAAGGATGTCCCGGGGCTTCATCTCTCCTGTCATAGCCACATCACCTATCAGTCCTGACTTTAATAATCTGTCATACAGGACAGGGTCAGTCTTATGCAGGTTGCGGTTCTCAACCATAGCTTTTGTGAAAGCGAAAGGATTAATGCCGTTGATAGATGCGAAGAATACGTTACCTGTGACGTTACCTGTCTGCACAAAAGGATTGTAAACAGTACGATATTTTTTATAGAACTGGTTAACCTTGCTCCGGTCAAACATCTTTATGAAGTCATAAGCACTATTGGTGATGGCATTTTGATAATAGAATCCGGTGAAGTCCTCTACTACATGATTAACAACTGCCCTGTTTCGAAATGGGCCCCAACTATATGATGAACCAAGTTTAGTGAACCCTTTTGGCACAGCTTCTCCCTTCTTAACCTTCACTACATATTCGGGGTGTTGTGCAATGACCGCATCCATATATTGTTTTACTGCCACGTTCTGAATAGTCTGCATGACACGCTTTGCGGTGAGGTAAGCAGGGTCTTTCACTGCATGTTCCTGATTCCAATCGGTTATCTCCTCCCTCTGCTTCATGTAATCAGTAATCATCCTTGTGGTGTACGCACTATTACCTCTGCTGATGAACTCCTGTATCTCAGGTGATAATATTGGATCGACTTCATGGGTGTCGTACATACGTGCGATATAATCCGAATATCCAGTAGCATCGAAATCTCCTTTGAATTTAAGATGTGACTCAGTAGGTATAAGACCATTTGCATAGTTCGTTGACCATACCCATGTGTTCCACTCTTTAAGCGTAAAATAGAGATTCTTCTCAGCCTGTGACAAGTCACCATATACTAAAGGTCTTTCCCCTGCTTTCGTTGCCAACTCAGGATCAAGCACCGACCATACACGAGTCAGGGATTCGGGATCACCATTGACTACCTTTCTCCACTCTCCAAGCAAATCGAGTGCTTTATGCGGTGCAAAGGCTCTTACTGTGCCTGTCATCTCCAGTTTCCCAATTTCTTTTTCTTTCCCTGTGCCAAACATATCTCCCTGTGTCCTGATAAGTCCAGCATAAAGATTGGTGAGCGTCTTTGTCGTCCATCGAATAGCATTATTCTGGCTTATGACACCTTTCTTTAGTTGTCCTGCAATGGTGTTTGCAAGCCCGTCACGCACCTTTACTAACTGTTTATATAATACAGTGTTCGCTTTACTTATAAGATCAGGGAATAGCTTTATTGATAGCTTGCTGTTCTCATCATTGATGTCATCCTGTATCTTTTTCTCCGAGTCGTTAATCCCTTTGTCCAACCGATTGCCTATGTCATCAGATGCTTTCTTTGCCTCATCCTTTAACCCTTCTTCAAACTTACCTACGTCCTCACGTAACTGTTTGGACTCATCAAAGGTGATATCGCCCTTGTCAATAGCTTCTAGTACTTCGTCAACTGATTGGTAGGTTTTGTCTTTGAATTTGATTCCTTCTGTTTTTGCAGGTGCTTTCTGTTCTTCATATAAATCAGGATGCCTCTCCATGTGCTGAAGTTTACTATATACCTGCTGAGTTAACTCCTTGTATCTCTTTATGTATGGATGATCTAATAAGGTCTTTAACTGATCAGCATCAATAGCTTTGCTTATAAGATCACTCATATCAGACAATTTTCTTCCCGTGGTACTCGTCTCTACTAACTTATCTGCTTTCTGGTACATTTCTGATTTGGATGCTTCTTTTACAGGTATCTCTACTTTTGCGATTTCTTTTTTAGCCCATTCATTGTTCTTATAGGCTTCCAGTACTTCCATCGGAACTTTCTTGCCTTCAGCAATAGCATCTTTGACGTGTTGTGGATGTGCTGCCTTCGCAATAGCTGTTTCGTCAACTCCGTTGCCTTTTGATAAAGCATATTCATTTGGAGTCATTTGCCATGGCTCTTTCTGAATAGGTTCTACTTTTGCGGGTTCTGGGGCAATAGGTTTTTCCTTACCTTCTGCCTTAACTGGTTTAATACCTGTCTCTGCGCTTCCTTGTAACTTATTTTCTTCTCCTTTGCCAATAGTAACACCGGGTTGTTCGATTGCTTCTTTCTTTTCATCTGGTTTTGGTTTTACTTCTTCAGTACTTTTCTCTTTGCCAATCTCACGATCGCCAGTTTCTCCAGCCATGAAGTCTTCTTCGGCAATTCGGGCTTGCTCGTCTGCTCTTTTGTTGTAGTCTGTGATTTCATCATATTCAATTTTAGTTATTAATCCATTTTCCAATGCTTGTTTTTCATCATAAGATTCCTCTATCGGATCTTTTGTTCTTTTTCTGAGAACATCTTTTTCTGCATTAATCTCTTCCCTCGAAAAAGATACTTTTTGCTGTGCCTCTGCGTTCCATACATCAATGCCCCCATGTTCTTTATACATGCGTTCCATTTCGCTTAATGCTACTGCGGATGCTGTGGTTTTCTTTCCGGCCTTAATATCTTTATATGCCTGTGCCCTCTGTGCATTACTCAATCCACTAATCATCACTCCATACAGATCAGGGTTGGTGTCCATGACATCATTGACATACTTTTGGAACTCAGGTTCATGCTCTGTAAATAACTTTTGTTTCTCAATTTTTTCCTTATCAACTTTTACAGGTGTTTTCTTAATAATTTTCCCATCCTGAGTTAGTTTCATGCCGTCAGCATCATCTTTAATATCAAACCCAAGCCTCTTTGCATTGACACGTATATTGTTTGCCTGAGAAGCATTTTTCTTCTTCTGTGATGCGGATAACTCATTATAAGAACGTATTTCGTCAATAAGTCCATTTTTATCAAACTCTTTCTGAACTTTTGTTATCCCCGTTTCAATAGGGGTCTCGGCTTCCTGTTTGGCTTTTATCTCTGCTTTCTTTGTCTCAGTCCACTCATTGATCGCTTTTACTGTTTCTGCTGAAGGCCATGCTTCCAGTTCTCGGTCAAACCATGTCTTGTCCATCTGACCTGTTTCTTTATCTACTGCAACTTCTTCAAGGTGTTTAAATAATTCCGGCTTGTCCGTAAATGTCTTGTCACCCAATGATAATTTTTCTTCGGCTTTTACTTCTTTTGGTGCTTCCTCAGACACCTTCTCCGGCTTGACGGCATAATCCTCTAATGGCTTGCTAAAAACATCTATACGGGCTTCTTTTTGCTCTTTGATCTGATTTGCGATAGCTTCTATTTTGGATTCCCTCAGTCCGGCATCGGCATCTGTTTTGTCCTGCCAGTATTCAAGTTCGCTTTCAAGGTTTTTGATATTTTCTGTTATTGGCTGTGACTCAAGTATGCGTGGGTCAACCATATTAACGGTGTTGTTAGTCTTATTCACCCATACCTTTTTCTCCCTTGCAGACAGCATCGGGTTATCATTGATGTTTTTAATGAACTCATTTGGATTTTTGAGTATTTGATTTGACATGAAAGCAATATCAATGGTGTTATCCACTATGTTCTTTTGCCATATCAGGTGATCTCTCTGCTCTCCCTCCGGTAATGCCTGGGCCTTCTCCCATAAATCAACAGATTCTTTTCTCGCTTTCCATACATCAATTTTTTGTGCAGCAACCATTTTAATATTATTCTCCGTAGTTGTCATCCAGTTGAGCATGGCTTTCTTTTGCATGCCCTGTTTAATAGCATCAGGTGTGCCAAGTGCTGAGAATGCAAGCCCTTCCAGTAATCCCTGTTTCGCACTACCTCCCTGCGCTGTGGTTATCCCCCCAAAGCCTATTGAGTTTGCAAGCACCTCCGCACCCTTCGATGTCCATAACCCTGCACCAACACTCTTTGCTATCCCTCCAATCTCATGAGACCACACCCCAAGCCCGTTGAATATCATTCCTTGTCCTGCTGCTTCAAGGCTGGTAGGGATTATCTCTTTTAATTTCTTACCCCCTTTTGCACCCTCAACATAAGTTTTTACTCCTAAGTAGGCAGGAAATTTCAACATCCCCTGTAATCCCCATTTAACAAGCAGTGGGGCTTTCGCTTCTGGCATCAACCCTATTGAGATAAGATCAGGGACAAATGCGCCTACATTCTCCAATGCTCTGCCCCATTCAGTGTTCGGTGTCCTTGTCTTGACAGCTTCTTCCAACCATTTTGCTGCACCCTCATAACCCTCCTTCATAATGGCAGAGTTATTCCCATAGAAACCATTATCAATCATAGATGCTACTTGCTCCATGTATTTCTTGGTAGTCTCAGAGTCATAACCTTTTATCTTTGCTCCTATCTTCACCCCTGTCTCAGCAAAGGCTTTCTGCCCTTCCCCTGGTAATTCATTAAGGACATAACCAATATCCCTTATCATGTTTGCAGTGCCGTTATACAGTCCATTCATAAAAGCCCCTGTGTATGACTCCCGATATTGAGGTGATGGGCTATAAAGACCTTTCGCCTCTAACTTCTTATCAAAACCCTTCCTTTCATCAACATCAATAAGCCTGTCAATATTTACATCGGGGTCTAATCCTACTGACTCTGGATCAACACCTCTTTTTTTCAGATAATCTCCTATGGTGAAGATATATGATTCTCGGGTATCAACTTTCGCAATAGTCTTATCGGCTGGCTGTGTTGACTCTTTTGGAGGAGCAGTCTTAATCTCTTCTAGTGATGGAGGTTTCTTCGGTTCTGTCTTGGTTCCCCCTACTACTTCGGGAGTGCCGGAAGTGTCTTTGGGTAAATCAATCCCCAATGCTTTTGACACATCAGCCCATTGAGGGTAACTAACTTGTGTATCGGAAGGGGTGGTTACTTCTTTCTCAGGTGTCTCTTTTTCCAGCTTTGGTATGTCTCCTGCAACTTTCGAGAAAATGCTGGAATAAAGGTCGGAAGCGTAATCTTTTTTTTTTAATCCAAAAGCGTTGACAAAAGAATCATAATCGGAAGGGATGGCATACTTATCCTGAGTAAGCTGGTCAAATAGCTTCTTGGAATTTTCCGGGTTCTTGAAGGTTTCCTCAAAGCCCTTTAAGTCCGGGGGGACAGCATATTTATCTTTTACAAGCTGCTGGTGTAAAAGACCTATCTCATTATTTTCTTGTGGATCCATGTGCTATTTCCTTTTTTTAATAAGAGAGGGGATGCTGAAATCTTCTCCTCCAATCATTCTTAATCCTGCCGAAGACTTAGTACCAGCAATATCTTTAAGAGTCCCTACTTTCCCATTGGGCAGTCTAATAGGCAGATCATCGGCTTTGGCAAGGTTCTTACGAGGTACGGATATTGTTGTATTGTTTTTCAGGTATGGATATCTTGAATCCTGTGTAAGCCTAAACATAATAACATCAGTATTCGGATCATAAAATAACATAACCGCCTCTACGTCTCCCCCTCCTTCTGTTATTGGTTTCCATCCACCTGTTTCCCTTCCACCTTCTAAAATTCTTTTTTCTCCTCCAAAATATTCTGCTTCATTAATAGGCACTGTAAACGGCTTTGTAGATGTGATATCATACCTATCATTATAATTTCTGTCTGCATATTTACGGTCATTGGTCTGGTGTTCTCCGGGTGTTATCTTAGCCTGTGCCCCGAGGAAATTAAAGTTAATACCACCACCGCCGGACCCTGTTGGCTTTTGAAGAAACTTCTCCTTATACTGAGGCACTGCTATCGTTGCAAAATAATCTCTGTTTGACATGACGTTAAAACGAGGATCGAGGTCTGACTCTCTTAGTTTAGTGACAGCATCTTTATATGAGGGGTCAAGTTCTTCATAGTGTATCCCTGCCCTTCTGACATTCTCTTTCTCCTGATCGGGGGTTAGTTGCTCTACAAGTTGTATCTCGCTCTGTCCTGTCTCGGGATTGGGTACAATAACCTGTGTCTGTGTAGGCTGCTCGTAAAAACCTTTCTTGGATGTTATCTCTTTAATAAGATCAACCTTATCAGGGTTGGTGACAATAAGATTCTGCAATCCCGTGCCTCTCTCAATAATACCCTTAGACTTCAATACCTTTTGTATATTAGCCATGGTAGCCTCTTTGTTGATCTTCTGCTGGTCGGAAGGCAATAGAGAGTCCTGTTCAATAGCTTTTGTGTAGAGATCGTATATTGATTTCTGTTGCTGCCACGTATCCACCTTCTGCTTAATCTTGGCGTGTTCCTCATTGATAGCCTTATATGCCATAAGCTCCTGTGTTGACCGTGGACTGACAAGGTTCAACCCTTTCTTACTGATGTCTAAAAAACCTTTTAACACCCTATCCTGATCAGCCATTATCTCCTTAAACCCATCTTGATCTTCCCATCCCTTTAAGTCAAGCATAAGATCATCAAGCCCCTTTGCGATGTTCGCTGCCTTCTCTTCATCTCGTTTCCTCTGTATCTGAAACTTCTGAAGTTTTTGCCTGCGAGCAAACTCAATAGGATTATATGATGAAGCCCCTAAGTTTGGTGCTGCCTGAAATGCGGGGTCTATATTGCCTTTAGCCATGGTTATTTCTTTTTAAAATCATCAAAAGGTAATTTACAAGAGTGACATACTTCAGTTCCATCTTCAAGTAACTCTCTTCGGTAAGGTGGATTTTTTCTATTTTTAAATTCTTCAAAAAGAGTCCTATGTTCGCAATAATTAATTGCGCTAATATTTATTCTTCTTCCTGATGGCGAAAGAATTAAAATACCATTTCCCGAAGCAACGTCATCCTTGAAGTTTGTTAGGAAATTAAATAAATCTATTTTGTCGCTATCCGGCATTGATTTTAAATTCTTTAAGTCTACATTTTGAATACGCGATTTTTCCATGATATTAACCTTTTATCGACTTTATAGCACTTATAAGTTCTTCCATGGAGATGCCATTACCTGTGTTCTTATTCACTCCACTGCCATATAATAACGAAGAATTGAAATCAGGACTAGCCCATTCTGCTGCTGCACCAAAAGCATTTGCCCCTCCTGCGTAAAGATTCTTAGTCCCTGAGTCTCTTAGCTGTGCTGCTATCTGTGCTGCCTGTAAGTATGGTTGTGCTTTGTTCCAGTCCCAAACCCTCTGTTCCTCCTGTGCTTTCATAGGCAAGGTGTCCAGATAGGTTTCCTCTTTCCCTGCTACCCTGCTTGCTGTTAGTTTAGCCAATTCACCAAACTGGTTTTGTTCCCTGCCCACAAGTTCTCCCATCATACCATACGCCTCTGATCCTGACCCGAGTTCCGATGCTGCTCTTATACCTGCTGCCGTAGCACCTTTAATCTCATTGCGATACATCTCCCCCCCAGGGATGTCCTGGTCAAGTGTCTGTCCATAAGCATAACTAACGGCTTTATCAATGCTTGGATTGATGGTGGCTTCCGGTCTAGGGTGTTCTGCCTCAATACGACTAGCTTTCCTCAGTTGCGATGCTCCGGTTATCCCCTGAAAGATTGAGGGAATAAGATTAAGCACCTGAGAAACGATCTCGCTGGTGCCTCCTGTGGCAACTCCTAGTCCCATCCTTGCTACATTGCCACCTAATGTGGTTCCTCCTCCGACAAATCCTCCCATGAGTTCTTATTTTAAAATTTTATACATTTCTTTCTGATAGTGTTGATAATACTACAATGGAATCAACCCTTACCTTTTCATCATGTTCAGTAGTCCTTAGTTTAACAAAACAGAACCTACCCCTCATCTCCCTTCCATTAAGTTTCCGGTTATTAGAACTGGCAAAGACACCCTTCGAATTTTCATCCTTCATGATCTTACCATAATAGACTCCTTCCCTGCGATTAAACACGGGGATGTTTGTTTCCATCAATTCTCCTACGGCTGATGCTTCTGCTGGAATATGCACAAAGCGAGCAAGGGACTGTAATAGATGGTCTGCTACAGCCGCAATAGCTTGAAATACTTTATTTTTCGATGGTTCCATGTTAGAAACAATTTCTAGTTCAGCATAAACAGGCTCTCCTACCCATGATAAATAATCCTGTCCTTCATTAACATTCATTATCCAAAGCCTTTGATGATACAAATGTGCGAAAAAATTCCCTAAATGGACGTAACTTTCCGTGATTTGATCTATCTCGGCAGTGAAACGACCTCTTTTCTCACTGAAAATAATACCCTTCACCACAGTACCCATCCTGAAAGTAATCCATATCTCATCAAAATCATTGTTCGCCCCGATGTTAACAACCAATAACTGTCCTCCCCCTGATGTGCGTATCCATCTTGATAAGTCTTTAAACCATCGCACCATTTTATACTCAGGGCCGGATAAGGCAATCTGTCCATTTGGTGCAGACCGTATAAAGGCGGCCTGACTGTTATCCCAATAATACAGGTTTCGTCCGTTAACCATAATGCTATTAGGGTGCTGACAGCCATAATCGGTCTCCATCGGTCTCTGCTCTGCAAGAAAGTCGTCTGTAAGGGTAAACTGCTCTGTGCCGTCAGGATTGAAGGTCTGTATCCTATTGATATAAATAGATGTCTCTTTATATAGCTGAACTACCTTTAGAGTAAATCCTACCTCCTTTAGTCCTGTGATGTCTCCGTTCTTTTTAGGGAGGTCCATAAAATCATCAAAGGTGAAATGTGCTATGTTGTTTGTCCGTGTTCCGGTTATGAGGAAACCCCCATGTCTTATTCTCTCATCAAGTACCGTCTGCCTCTGGCTTAGATCGTCAAGGAACGGGAAGCCTTGGGATGTCAATTTGTTTGAGATAATCTGATCTCTCCACCAATCGCTAGGGAAGATGCTCTCTGCCCAGAATGGCTGTATGACACCTGTCTGTGTAACTCCTATCTGCTGATAATTCAGTCGGAGAAATTTCCAGCAATCATTTGCGGTGTTCTCAACCTCTGCAGGGGAGTCTAACGATATGCTCTGATCGACATTACCTTTGTGATATTTATTCCCATCAGCATCCGTGCCTATCTCAAATACCATCCCTGTGCCATAAGCTAATGTTTGTCCAATCCCTTTCCTTGGTCGATATATCTCTGTAAGGATATTTGTTGTGCCAACAAAATCTACTTCTTCTTCAGTAGCCGTGAATATTATGTCATCGCCAAGATTTGTTAATGTAATGCCAATATTTGCATAGGCTGTCTCATTATCATTCTTGAAATCTATTGCTGTTTGAGCGAGAGTACCGTTGAATGTCGCAACAAAAGATAGCCCTGCACAGATAATGGTTGCCGTGCCCCCTGCTCCTGCAAGGGTAATAGTATCATATCTGGCTGCCGGAGGAGCTACTACCAAAGGAATTGATACAACCGTTCCATCTAATGTCCCTGTCAGGTTTTCGATTATCGTCTCGTTACCAAAGATAGCAGGGTAATCTACTGCCTGACATAAGAGCCAATCAGCATAAGATGTGCCTAACGGATCAGTATATCCAATCTCCTCAATCTCGTAATCATATAATTCATCGAATAGTGTCAGCACCCCTGTTGTGGCATTGATAGTCCCGATGAGTCTTATCCTGTCTCCATCTTCCCAATCGTAATCAGGAACCTTCCATCTCTTATTCGCTGTCTGAATATTTGTTATGGTGTCGTTGATAGATATGGCAAACCTATCATTATCGAGGGTAACAATATTAAATGCCCTCACCTGTAAGAAATAATCCATTGAGATATTCCCATAATACACTATCTCGTAAGTCTCTGCCCAACACACCCCATCCTTGTCAACCGGAGGAGCATGATATATTTTAAAGACAAGATTAATGATAGAGCTGGGAACATTGTCTCCTAGTTCTGTTTCCTCGGTATAAAATGGGATGTAAACATCAAAATCATCTGACTTGATTACTGAACACACCCGCCCTGATCTATCTTTATAGACTATCCCGAAAGAATGAACAGCACCACATTTTAGTTGGGGAAATTTTATTGTCAGACCAAGAGCCAAGATATAGGCAGTGATAACAAAATTTTCATATATGTCGTCAACATCCCCTGCCTGGAATACTGGCACTTGCATAAAGGATTGATTCCTTGCATAAAAGAAAATCTTATTAGCACTCCATATACCATATACAATTTCAGCACCTACTCCGGCAGCTACCAAGGCGGCTATGAGCCCTGCTTTCACATCAACATAGGTGTCTCCTGCCAGAGCAGTATAAGAGACAGTATAATTAATGCCCTCCACAACATTCAAGACAGAGATGCTATATATGGCTCCCTCTATGATAGTCAATGGCAATGTGACTACCGCTACCCCATACAGTGTTCTCCAAGACTGAGTGCCATCCCATATACTTTTATCTACAGGGATAGGGCTAGGGAGTCCATCGTCTCCCATATTATAATAAACCCATTCTATTGATCCAAGATCATAACTGACAAGCAGTGTAACTAGCGGCTCGTCAAGCGATACATCTTCATAGGTAATCTCAGTCTCTACTACAATATCAATAACATCATAACCCTCTTTGATTTTGCCAAACACAAGCGCATTGCCTCCCACTAACTCCATGTGGCCTGCTGTGATAGGCACATAGGTAAACGGTTCTGCAACGATGCCTGCATCGACAATCTCCTTCACCCTGTCATTATAGAAGGAGACACCAATATCCGAGTTATGAGATGCTAACATTTCATTTTATGTTAAATAAATAGTCCCAAGAGTATTCCATTTTATTGTGCTTGTCCCATCGCCCACTATCTGATCATCAACGAAGTCAATCTGAGCACGTATCTTTGATGTTGCAGGGTTTCCTGTGTCCTGAAACAAGATGCCATAGCGATAATTAAGGGTTGCCCTTGGGCCAATAACCTTATCTGTTGCATCAAGATAATAATTATATCCATCTGCCACAGATGCCTTGCCCTCTATTGCCACACCGCCTGCAGTATAAGGGCCGCTTGCAGCTATCTCGTTTGCAGATACGTCATCAACAAACTGCTGTGTCCCGGCATTAGGAATATGACTATTGTTGAGTAGCATAAGTTTCCATGTCTCCCCTACCCACACATCAGTAATTTCCTTTTTTACAAACTTTGGTATTAAACTTGGCATTTTATTATTATTTAAGTTGCTGTTATTACTGTAATCACATTAGAACTTATACTTGTCTCCCCTGTTGCGTATGCTCGTACCCTATAATAATAGGTAGTCCCTGCAGTTAATAATGTAACAGATATAGACTCTGCATAATCTGGTGTCCACTTATTTTCAAATCCAAAGATAAACGATCCAAATACAGGATCCGTTGAAACATCTATTTTATAGCTGGTAGCCCCAACGGAAGGTTGCCAGTTAGCAGTAAAACTTGTCTGTAACACATTTGTTGCCACAATAGCCACAGGTGGGTCGGGACTAGATGTTGTCACAACAGTAATGATATTAGAGTTTACGCTTACCATTCCTGTCGAAGTATAAGCCCTCATACGATAATAATACGTTGTATTTTCTGTTAATCCAATAATCGTATGGTTTAAGACTGTCCCTACATTCTTATTCTCATATCCGGCTACAAAGGAAGTAAAGGCACTGTCTGTTGCTACATCGAGATAGTTTCCTATTGCTGTCGGTGATGCTGAATTAATCCAATTAGCAGTAAATCTTGTTTGAAAAACATTTATAGCAGTCTGCGCAATAGGAGCCGATGGTCCTAACGGTAATGTAGCAACGGTTATTGTTGTAGAGTTCGCACTGGTACCCCCTGTATTATATGCCCTTATGCGATAATAATAAGAAGTGTATATTATTCGCTCGGGTAGCCCTGTGATGCCATGACCCAACACATTACCTACATCCAAATTCTCATAACCTGAGACAAATGAAATAAAATTAGGGCTTGTAGATACATCAATTTTATATCCTGTTGCTGTTGCGGCAGCACCCCAATTGGCAGAGAAACTTGACTGATCCATATTTGTGCCAGCAGTAGGAACGGGAGCAGCAGGAGCATTTGGCAATGTTGCAACCGTGATAGTATTTGAATTTGCACTTATCTCAACGCCTAAATAAGCCCTTACCCTGTAATAATAGGTAGTGTTTGCAGATAGTTCGGTGTTTATAAGAATACTTGTTGCGCCATCCGGAGTTATTTGATTGTCTTTTACCAGTGCAGTAAAGAGAATATCAGTTGCTACATCATACCTGTATCCCTGTGCCCCGCTTACTGCCTCCCAATTCATCCGAAAAGCGGTTTGCGCTACATCTGTCGCATCATCAGCTACAGGTGCTCCGAGAGCGGATGTTGTAACCGTTGTGATTACATTTGAATTTATGCTTAACTGTCCATCAGAAGCCCATGTCCTTACTCTTGTATAATATGTCGTGTCATGTGTCAACCCTGATATTGTTATGAATACATCCGTCCCAACACTCTTGTTATTATATCCAGAGACAAAAGAAGCGAAAGTAGGGTCTACAGATACATCAATGTAATACTGCAATGCATTTAATGAAGGTGAAGCATTCCAGTTAGCTGTAAATCTATTCCCAAATATATTTATTGAAGCAATATTTAATGGTGGCAATGGTGCTGTTGCAACCGTATGGGTAGTGATCATATTTGAGTTATCGCTGATACCTCCTACATTATATGCCCTCACTCTATAATAATAGGTGTTATATTGATCTTCCTCTGTTAGTCCGGTTATGTTTAATGTTAATACATCCCCTACATCTAAATTCTCATACCCGGGCAAGAATGAAGCAAAAGTGTTACTTGTTGACACATCAATAGAATAACCTGTTGCTGTAGTAACAACATCCCAATTGGCAGTAAATGAATTAATACTCATAGCAGTAGCAGCAGCAGCCACAGGAGCATCAGGACGTTCAACATTAGTGACTGTTGGGGCAGGTATCGTTATCGCTAATTGGATGTATCCGGGCTCTGATGTCCTTGAAATCTCCATGCCTCGCTCCTGAGTATCAAACTTATTAATTGTCTCAATAAGATACCATTTTGATTTGTCGTCACTACTGCGAGCGATGACCTCAACAGCCCTGACCTCCTCTCCTCCTGAATTGACAATAATCTGCAACTTATTATTTAACGATATCATCTCGTTGGCAAGACCTGTGGCTGTCTCTTCCTCCGCTTGGGGCACAGGGACAATGCTTGCAGGCGAGAAGGTACTCTTTCTCCAATCCATGTAAACATAGCGATAGGCAAACTGAAATAATGTCTGTCGAAGGTTGTTTATCTTACGAGTATCATCCGATCTATATGTCACCTCTGGTGGATGAGTGGGGGGCATCGCCTCCAAATAGAAGTTCTTAACATCCATGGAGTAATATGCATCCTCAATAAGACAGTTTAAATCTGTCCAGTGCGTCCCGTCATCTATCTTCGGTTCATTGCCTGTATTGCTGTCTATGATGCTTTTATAGAACTTATTGCCATCAGATACAATTTGATCGGTGCTATATGATGCTGTTGCATCCCATTCCTCGATGTCAGGGTATAGCCCATAGCCAATCTGGTGATAGAATGATTTTTTTGCACGTTCAATATCCATCTGATAGATAGGGTTTAGATTGTCCGTCCAGACAATCCTCCCATGCACCACCTTGGCATTATATATCTTATAGTCAGGATTAAACCCTATTGCATTATACTGATCATAATACACAACTGTCTGTACCCTTGTGTCGATGTTAATCTCAATTATCCATGCTGAACCAAAAAATGTATCAATATAGAACACATAGAGATTCCTGTTCTCAGGATCAAGGCATCTGCCATTTAGAAGGATGTTTGTGATAGCTGAATCTGCTAATGGGTTAACCGTCCCTGCCTCTTTGATGAGCCTCACAGACCTCCAATATGATTTCAGTGCAGTGCCTTTTATTGCTGCGGCACTGTCATAAGAAAGGGTTAATATTTTTGCGTATAAACTCATTATGCGTCTATAATTAAGTCTTTACAAAGTTTAGCTGCTGAATCTGTATGTCCTGCTTGTGCAATTATAAGGTCTGTATTATTTTCTCCTGTTCCTATTGCTGTTCCCGTACCTGTAACTGCTACTGCAACTATATTGCTCCATGTTTTCTCAGTACTTTGATCTGATGGTGCTGCCTCATAATAAGTCGTACCCGCACCGTCAATATAAAATATTAATCCACCAGCGGGACCCACATCGCGTAAAGTATAAGCCCCAACAATATCTATAAATGAACGACAAGCACGAATACGATGTGTACTAACCTTACTTGTATTATCCATACTGCCCGAACCAAATTTTAGTGCGAAGGCATACGAAGCTGGGCTCGCAATACTTTCACTCGAACTCCAATAAGAATCACTTACTCCACTAAAGAAACCACCTATCCCATTTAAGAAAAGTTCTGTACGCATCGCATTTATCCCATCTCTTGATGGCAAGAACCAATCATCTGCTCTCCATAATGTAGTTATTGATTGTATATTTGAATCTTCACTTGCTCCAACTTCATTATACGCACGTATTCTGAAAAAATATTGTGTTTCTCCGACAAGTCCTGTCACTTCTTTAAGTAATACATTACCTACATCAAGATTAGTAAACCCTGCTACCATAGCAGTAAAATTCTCATCAGTAGCCACATCAAGATAATAACCGCTTGCCCCTACTACAGCACTCCAATTTGCCATAAAAGTTATAGCAGTTATTTCACTTCCATCAAGAGTTATCGGGGGGGTAGGCACACCATCATCCTGTAACCATAACAAGCAATTGTCTCCAAGCAGTTCAAATAACAAATCAAACTTACCCCCCGGCACGGCACGGAAACCGCTACTGTCATCTGCTCCTGTATTTGGTGGAGTCCAATGGCTGTCACCTACCTCCTTCATTTTACCTCCTGCAAGCATCTCTCCACCTAGTTCTTCCAATAGCTCATCCATATCTGCTTCCGTAGGCATCTTCCATCCGGGAGGACAGAAATCGGCTGACATAGCCTGACCATGTGTATATAATCTTCCGTAGATAGAGATATTGTCGTCATTATCATTATACACCTTGCTGCCGGGATAATCTACATCGTAGTTTTTCTTCATCCATGTCTGATTGCCTACGGTAAACTCATCAAACCCATAATAGATAAACTCGCCCCCTATTGCTCCACCATAATAGGCTGCCGGGGCAGATACTCCTAATAAGATTTCTATTTCGCCCTGTAATGTCTCCCAGATTCCGGCACCGTGCTGCTCGTCACTGCTCAAAGTTCTTGCGTTCAAAGATCCTGCATAATCACCAGGAGGAAGATTTGATGGGGAGTCATCAGCATTAAGCCCCCCACGAAAATCGTGCGGATCATTAATCTTCATTAGCGTTTAGGGCTTTGGCGGTATGTGCTATATAACATTCTCATGTACTCATCTTTTGTGAAGCTATTTTCAAAGAAGCGTAGTGCTTCAATGGATTCAGTAAATTCTCTTTTAAGGCGTTCCTTCTCGTTGTACGCAACTCTAGGGTTATTCTCATCTTTATGCCACAAGATGTAATTACGAAGTGGAGCAACTATCTCGCGCGGGATGACCGTTGTTCCGTCAAACTTCATCCCTGATGAGATGTATTCCAAGACAATCTCTGACCGTGGTGTTGATCCGGAAAATACTATCCTGCGTGGGGTACTCTCCAAGTCAAAACGGAAGTAAGCACGATCTATCCCTCCCGGTAGCCCATATAATCCTCCTACAAACTGACCATTGCGAAAATGATCACTGAAGAATATCGCATTTGATACTCCCTCTGATTCATCTGAGTCAGCATTTCCTACAACATCTCCGGTGTCGAAAGATGCTTCCCTTGTCACCGCATCACATAGTATGTTTGCTGCGCCATAAGTGCCGGATAGTGTTATTGTATCAACTCTCTTTACTGCGGGAGCATTGGGTGTCGTGGTGACGGCAGCACCCGTGAGATCACCCGATGTGTTTGTTATCGTTGTAAGTCCTGTAAAATCAACCCCTGCTACCGATGCTGTGAGTATAATGTCTGCACCCGAGGAGGTGACGACAACACCCCCTACAAGGTATGCTGCTGCATGATCTGTAACAAATTGTGCTGCTGTCTGAATAAGGGTATTGTAATAAGTCCTTGGCAAAAGGATTCTGTCATGAGGGGTGATAGCTCTTAGTTTACCATTAACAGGATAACCAAGTACTGACCAATCAACAAAATCCCCGGGCAAATCGCATGTCTTAGCCAGCGACATGTGTAAATACACAATTTCTTTTCCGATATCCGTGTGAAACAGCGCAAACTCCTCCGAAAAGCCCTCCACAGCTATCTGTGTGAGCCGTAAATATTGTTTCATGGAATAGTCCTGCAACCTGTTAAGCACAGACATCACTACATATCTGACTGTCACTAATCCGCTTATTTTTGGTGATTCTATTGACATGGCTTATTGGTTTTCAGGTCTTATAACTTCATCATTTGTGGTGTCCGGCATCGGCTTCTTGCTCATTATCTCAATCACCTGAGAGATCATATTCTCTTCCATCCCGCTAGGCATGGCAACATCATCGTAATCATCAAGTTGATTAAGAGGCACTATCATCAGCACATCAAGGCTATCAATGGTGACAACGGTAGGTAGCTTTTCCAATCTTAACATGTGGCTAGCCTCTCCTGCACCCGTGCTGTGACTGTTCTGTTCAAGGCTGTAAGTAGGCACTGAGTCTATTGTGCTGACATCCAATGCTCCAAACACCACACTGGCAGTTGCTTCTATTGGAACAAGCACCGTTGTTGGGTCAGCATGGTTTGATACTTGCCGCAACCCCATTCCGTCAGGTAATTGTACCGGGGAAAATGGTAGCAAGGCATGGGCTTTTGCTCCTACCTGATCTGCCACGTCAACGGCATAGACCTTGCTCCATGCGTCTAGTTGACTAAACTCACTGTACTTCTTACCATTCAGCCATGCGTTGTAAACAGACTGATTGAATACATTATTAAGGTGTACTGCGATCTCCTCGGGATGGAACACCGTCTTACTGTCACCAGCGTTATCCGAGGCAAGGAAGCTCTGTATCGACTCTATTAAGTGAATTTTTTTCATTTACTTCTTCTTTTTTGGTACGTGGATGGGTAATTTCTTACCCTTACTTGCGCTGTCCCATTCCTTGACATTAACCCCCTGTCTTCTTAACTCTTTCTCATGAGCGTGAAAATATGCTCTCTGTGCTTTACTTTTGTACGGCATGACTATCCAGTTTTAAGTTTCTGTTCACTATAAGCAACTATCTCTTCAATACGGAGGTTTACCCCAATAAGAGCCATACACATCTTAGTCAGGGTAAAGTGCTCATCAACGGGATATTCTAGTTCTGTTGAATTAGCAGAGTCATAAGTAATCCCCCCATCAAATTCAGTATAAGCAAATACCGGATCAATGGGAAACCTGTAATAATTAAGGTCACATGCGGTTATGGTCACTGGCCTGATATGTATGCCATCGACACGCATCACCCCAATAGGGTTCTGTAATGTCGGTCTCTTGGTGTAATTGCCTTCCCTCGATGCGAACTCATGCTCCCTTAATATCTCTACTGGCCTTGGTAGTGATGTGGGAGTACCGTTGATTGTCTTTGAGTAATTATAAGCAAGGGTGTCTCTGTGAGCATAATTATCGGGATATAGCATGACACCTGCCGTCACTGTCCTGTTTGCCAACCGCACCTTAAACGCTTTCATATCATCAGTGTTCTTTAGTGTGATGTCTGCACGTTCATTGGGAATCGGTCTCCCTGGTTGATATTCTTCGGGGATACCATATTTTTGCCGGAACAGGTCAATGTTCACAACTTTGATGAGCATCTTAAACCGATCAGGAGTAATGATGTTACCATCATAGTCTTTGTTTACTATGAACTCAATAAGCGTGTATATCTCTCCCAAATTCATTCTACGTTCCTCCTATTACAGTCTGTTTTTTATGTTAATCAGTTATTAATAATTATCAAATAAATTAGTATTATACATATAGAAGAAATAAAGACTGCTTTGTATTCAAAGGTTTTCATTTTTTCTTTTTAGTTGCCATATCTTCATACTGCTAATTTAAAAGCTATATTAAAAGCATTAAGTTTTGTGTTTGCACTTAATCCTGTCTCTCCAATCACTATATCTATCCAACTTATAGGAGGGTCAATCTCTGCATTGAGATTAGCTATATTGGTATTGATTGCATCAAGTAAATCCTGACCAACCAATTCATCTGTTATTATAGTTATCGAAGCTGCACCTGCAACAAGGCCATTAAGAATAGCAAAATTATCATTCAATGCTTTTAAATAGCCCACAGAGCTTAACCCATTTGTTAAACTCAATATTTCACTCTCATAATAAGCAAATCCAAAAAACCCAGTGCCAACCAAACCAGTGCTTCTCCAAAGTAAATCTCCTGTTGCTACATCAAAACAAGCCACACTCGAATTAGCTGCTTCATGTACTAACAAAACATCTTCTTCTGCTAAATTTGAAACGACCATTGGAGTTGAATCCCATGCTCCATTTGTAAGATATGTTCTTACTAAAGCAAGTGTTTCAATATCGAAAGCCACAACTGCATCATTCGCACCGGAACGAACTATATAAGTTATCCCATCATGAACAACAACTCCCTGCGTTCCCGTATCTGGAAGTTCTGATACAAGAGTAATCGTTTCGTCTAAAGCACTTAAAGCAGCATCAGGGGCTTGCTGATTATTTAACTGTGTAGTTCCAAATGGACTCCATTCTGTTTTCGTCCCTGTACCAAGTTGCACTACTAAAGCAGTTGTTATATCTACAACTGCTGCTGTTATCCATCTTCCATAACTTAGAGCAGGTTGACCACAAGAACCAACTTTTTTGCCTAAAGTATCATACTTCTTTTCTAATGCTCCCGTTGCTGCATCAAGTATATAAATCTCATAATTCTGAAGAGGATCGTCACCGCCTCCATCTGTTTCTGCAATTATATGACCATTACAATAAACGACTTGCGTTATTGCCCTGCTGTTTGCCTGATACATAGCCTCTGCATCAACTTCATAAGTCCATTCCACTGAACCATCTGTCACATCATAAGCTATCACCCTACAATCTTCCGCATGACCTATGTACCAATCATAATTTTGCTGATAATCATAGGCATCCCCCGTGCCTGTATAAACAAAGCCATCGGCATAAGCAATTACGTTTTTATGATCTGTATTAAGTCCATTTACCTCCCATACCAAATTAAGATCAGCATCATAAACTTTTATTGCTCCACCATAAGCAATGTTATCCCAATAATGGCAAACAATAAAATAGCCATATCCATCATTTACAAGTATAGTATTTCCCCATACACTGAATCTGCTTCCCGTAACAGTAACAAAATCCAAAACAGCCCCATTTATAGCATTAAGTTTATAAAGTTTAAAATATGATTGATAATAAATAAATCCCTGCGCCTGATCAACGGCAGGAGTGCATCCATGTGTTTCCGCAAAATGCCAAAGCTCTGCACCTGTTTCAAGACTTAAACAATGAAGTCCGTCATCTGCTCTTGTAAGTATGTGTTTCTCAGCCATTATAAAGCGTATAAAGCAATTCTCTTAATATATCCATCCATCGGATATTTTCCTGTATTTGTCGAACATCCTAACATTAAAGCATAATTGTCATCGGGATAAGTGGCTGCCGCATTAAAATAGATCATTGGTATATCCACTCCATCTTTTGTCGCTGTAATTACTATTGTAGTGTAATTTGCAGTAACTTCCATATTAAATTCTTCTCCATAAACATAAAATTCAGGAGTACTTAATGCACTTTGTATTGAACTCACCCCGAAAGTATGCGTAAAGTATAAATGCTTTAGATTTCCAGCATCTCCTTCTCTTATTCGGAAAAACCCATTTTCTTGAAGAGTTCCCTTTTTTATCAATGATGAATTAGTATAGGGTATTTGTGAATCTATCCTACCAACACATTCCACTTTGACAATATTATTATTATTCGGTAAAGAAGAATTATCACTTATCAAACCACAATAATCACCCCCATCTAAATTAACAGTTCTCCAACGTATTCCATTAACCGTATATTCAGGTCTGGAATCAACTCCTGTTATGTAAGCATTAACAGAATTAGCAATCCTTCCGGGGGCTAAGTTATACCACTTAGCAACCACATTCTTATCACCCAAACCGTAATCAACAACATTTATCTTAATACCACATTTCCAATGATACGCATCCCATAGTGATGCAATATTTCCTGTATCAATTAATCTCTGGTATTCAATTTCAAGCGATAATCTTTTTACTATTACTCCACCATCAGCAAGTACAGCAGTCTGGTAGGTATCAGCATAATCTAATGCTGCTGTACTTATTTCTGGCCATTCTGACTGCGCCCCTGCACGATTGCCTTTAATAACGCCTCTCTCATCAAGCAACCCTGACCAGAACTGTGAAAGCTCAAAATAAGAGTATAAATTAGTTAATTCTGCCTCTGACAAAGTAACCCCGCTTTTAAGAATCCCTATAAACCGAATATGATATGGTGTGGAATTATCATACTTAACTATTGTCCTTGAAAAGTCATATCCTACAAGTTCACTCACCTCTACATCTCTTACTATCCCATTTCTGTTAAACCACAAATAATCAGTATCATCAGCCTTTAGTGTTTCATTATCGGGTATCTGAAAGGTAGCCTCTGAAGTATATGGAATATAATCGCCTGAAAAGTCTTTACCAGTAATAGCAATATCATAACCATTAGATGTAATATCTTCAAGGTTATCACCACTTAATCCTCCAATATAAAAGAAGTCAAATCGTGCCGCCCAGAAACTACTCCACGAAAAGCCTGACCTCAAAGCTGTCCTGAATGGCTCTCTTAGTGGGATGCTATGTCTCATCTGTGATCTCATAGCAAGGGGTTATTGTCTGTATGCGCCAAAAACATCAATCACATATCCTGCGGCAACATTAAGTGCGTAGAGAGTACTTAAATCATCAACTTCATAAGCCACGGATTCCCCCGGTGCTAATTCACCACTCCCTGCGGCTAACCCTACTGGCCCAATATAAACATTCCCCGCATTTGTAGAAAGTGCTTTTATTGTAACATAGCCGGGATAAACATAATTGGCGACATGAGTTTCTACGTCAGGCGTTAGTCTTGCTGAAAAAGGAGTATTAGGATAATCCGAGTTCGCCTTTAGACTTGACATCAGATACGATAATGCTGGCGCGGTGTGGGAATTGAACTCATAGACAAATTCGAGGGCAGTAGTGTAAGTCACCCCGTTGAGGGTTGCTCCGGCTACCTTAAATGGAGGACAGATAGTGAGGTCTTTCTGGTTGATGTGACGGATGCCTATGGTGTCTCCTTTGCAATAGGCTTCAAAATCGAGACTATACCTGTCTGTCCCGTTGATCAAGATGTGCGCATCGGCAATTACTATTGTTATCATAACGATATGTTTTACTGGTTAACAACAAACGAACTACAATAATTTGGAAGTAAAGTTAGACAATAAAAACAAAAAATAAGGGATTCTAATTAAAAAATCCCTTATTGACATAGTATGGGCAGGATGAAAAAAGAATCGTTATTCGTCAATATTGGTGTCTTGACCACCTTTGCCTGCTTTCGGGTTCTTGGCAAGGAGGGCAGCCATAAGGTCTTTTCTGAACCCCTCATCACCCTTGTAGATGTCATATAAAACATCATGAGCACTTCGGGTAGGAGGGATATTGCATATATGTTCAGTCTTTCCTTCGGGTGTCTTCCATGCCCACTCCTTCGGTCCCGAGACAATAAGCCCCATGTCAACAGCCTTTTGTATAGACTCTCTGGCTTTCAACTCCTCATCGGCATTGACCATATCAAAGAACTTCTCAGGTCCATCCTTTGACTTGTGTACTTTGCCATCAAGGATAATCCTCACCTGGGAAATCGTTAGATCATCAACACCCCTCACAAAATAGGCTTTTGCTACCAGACGGAGTCTTTCTTCCGATAAGCCCGTCTCTTTGTTATAAAGGAGTGTAGCAAGTTTATTATCAGTTTCTCTCTTTTCAGCCTTCTTTTCAGCTTCAGAGACAAGGTCTTCGAAGACAAACTTAACTCTCCTGCCCTCATTATCCCCCTCCTGACAAAAAGAAGATTTTCTCAAAAGGAAAAATATCAGTTCAATATCGGTGCGTTCCAGATACCGAGCACCATTATACCTGAATTTTTTAGGAAGGTACTGTTTCCTTCCAAGGTCATCCGCTACTACCTGTTCTGCATATCTCCATACCTCGACACCATCGTTTGTCTTAACGGTTCCCTTTAGATCAAAAGAGATAGAGTTAGGTTTATCGGGGAGGACGTTGTGTTTCAGTCGGCTTTTTACAATACGTTCTGAGGGATACACAACTTTAACAGGGAATTTGCCGTGAAAATGCTTCTCAATTGAAGCTACATCTGCTTTACTTAGCCTGATAGGCCCGTCATCATTCTTGTATAACATAGCATATTTGGTTTTAAAGGAAATGAGAAGCCCCCTATTGGAGCCTCCCTATCCTATGATTACTTCTTTTAGTTTGTCTCCATGAGGATAAACTGATTACCTCCACGGAAATGAGCCCCTACGTGGCATCTCTGATACGTGTTTCTCTTATCAAACTCAGTGACTTTTAAGCCTTCGCCGGCACCACCTACCTGCCAAACTTCCATTCTCCTGGAATATTTCCCAAGAGCACGATACCTTGTTCCTATGGAATCAACCATATTACCGGATTTAGGATCTTTCTTTCTGTTGATTGGCATCCATACTCCAAGTGTGGGTGCATCATAACCGTCTGCTCCTGCGAGTTTCTTGTTATTGAATGATCCCAACCTTTTCATAAGGAATGTCCTTTCAGACTTGGTAAGATAAGTGAAGTTCACTGATGCACTCAACGCTTCATTGCTGTTGAACAAAACGCTGTTAGTGGCTTGTTTTGCAAAGCTGATGTTCGTATTTGCAAAATAGGTTTTCAATGAGTCCTCAATATTCTGATGAAGCGATATCCCTAACAGCCCGAGTATGTAGTTGCCTGCGTACTCTCTGTCAAGGGTGTTGTCCATCTCATTAAACTCATCTACATCGAAGGCACCTGCAGCGTATGACTGCTCATTTCCTACTCTCCTTGTGTAAGGTATGAGACCTTCAGTTGTCTTGATGACCCTGTTCTCATTATCGTCATCAATAACTCCTGTTATGTTAGTGGTCTGCTTACCCCACATGAGCGCACCATCAATACGAAGTGCCATGCGGTAGTCAATGTCAATTTGTCCTTTGAAATAGAACGCTGGTATGGATTGTC